TTTCTATATAATGTAGATTTGAATATTAATCTTACCAATACATAGTTGTATTTTCCCATTCCCTCTGATATACATCTTCGGGATCTTCCATCTCTTCAAATCCATCGAAGTCTTGCTCCCCGTCCGGATCTATAATGTCGATATCCCTTACCATCGCTTTTCTTTATAAATAGTGTAGGACAATAAGGCTGACATTGGGCAAATCGCATAATACAGGGGATTGAAAAACATCCCGATAAATGCGAAAAATGTCATCAGCAATGAAGCTGTGAGCATGAACAGTTGAATTGCTTTCATATATCGTTGATTTTTAATTTCAGATAAAGAGCCGGAGCGGTCTTCCCAGAAAGCTCCGGTAACATATATAATTCTTTATTTATACCAAAAGACACCTCGCTATATCCTCACGGACGAGAGAGGCATAAACCAAAACCAAAAATTTAATTACAAAATACAATGTGGATGACGTTGTATTGAACAACATATGGCGTATGTGAAAAGGCCATACACATACGCTATATCACCTGTGGTCATCCGTTTGCACCCGGCAGCCGATCCGATCGACAGCATCGCGCCTTCAAAACCGGGTTATATCTTGAAAACTGGATAGGTTAACCAACGTTTGACTCGTAACACCTAAAGGATGTTCCAGCTTTATAATACTTTCGCATTGTCGCATAAGACTTAATGAAAAGAACGATTAAACTTCATCGTGAGCCGGAAATATCTTTCCTCTCTCCATTTTGCCTTATACCACCTTGTCGCTATCCCGATACCTCTTACGTGTAACCTATGATAGGATCAAGGACTTTCATTGTAACCATGTCAAAGAACGTTTTTGTGGGCATCCGGGATTCGAACCCGGTCAGGAACGCTTTCCTTCACCAGCCGAACGCTTTCGGCTTATGCCCTATTCCTTAACATGGCGAAAAACATCTTCCGCCATGCAGAACCATTTGCACCCAGCTTTCCCAGATTCCGGTTTTTGGAGCCTGATTTTCCCGGTATTAACCAGTCTTTCTAACTTATATCTTCCGCCAACAATCTTCATTGCATCTGATTTAGACATTGCGATGTTGTTCAGCCTGAGTGCCGCGTAGATGTTTTCCAACTGCTCCAGGCTTTTCCTGACGTATGGGCTTAATGTTGTATTCATCTTGGTATTATTTTAATCTTGTTATGACTATAGTCTTTATACTATTTGCTTCTTCTGTAGCACACATCCATATTCCTTTAATGCAACTTCTCTGATTAAGTCTGGCTGTTCGCCTTCAGTTGAAAACCTAAGTGCGTTCCTGACTGTTTGATCTGTTACTCCGAATCTGGAAGATAACTTGGATACTACCCCTTTTTCGTACAAAATCTTATACCTTACAACCTTCATATCTTGTTTATTTTTTTATATTTGCAAATCGCCGTTTTTGTTTTCGTTTGCAAAACGGGTTTGTTGTTTATTACAGCACAAATGTACTTTATATTTTTAAAGCATAATACTTTCTGGGCTTTAAAAATATAAAGTATAACATTGTTTAACATTAGTGCCTTGTGTGCTTTAAATGCAAGTCGGTATGGAGTTGGAAAAATTTGTTAGTGAAACATTGAAAGAGATAATAGCAGGAGTTAAAGACGCTCAGGAGTTTGCAGCAAAAAATGGTGCTTGTGTAAACCCTAATCAATTTGGGACTCTTTTATCGCCTAAGCATATATTAGATATGGGAGATGGCACTGTATCTATTGTTCAACCTGTTCAGTTCGATGTGTGTGTGACACATTCTAAAAAGGATTCTGGAAAATTGGGAATAGAAATAGTATCAGGAAGTAAAGAGTGTATAAAAGGAGCGGAGAGTAGAATAAAATTTTCTGTAGCGGTCTCTCTTCCAAGAATGATGCCTAATTATTCCACCAAGAATCCCGATTATGGGGTTTCAGAAGTTGGCGAAACAGAATGATTCCAAATATGATAGCTATAACGAATACAATAATATGTAATATTCCAATCGTATATACAAATTCTTTGATGGGCAACGTTTCAATGTATTTAACCAGCTCTTTCATAGCATGCAAAGACGATCAACTCCAAATTGCGGTTTGGGATGAAGTCAGTTCTATAGTCCCTAACGGGGTATTGTTAATCCGTATGGTATCATACGCAACCTGATACGATGCAAATATACTTTATATTTTTTAATCAATTAAATATGATGTAAAAAAATGGGAATGATTGAACGATTTTTTTGAAACCATTGAGAAAGCAGGTATTACTCCTTATGAGATCGAGACAAAACTTGGTGTAAAATCTGCTCAGTCTAAAATATCTCAAATGAAGGAAGGTAAAACCAAAGGAGGAAAAGAGAAAACATTATCCTCGGATATATTATCTGCAATATGTTTCAGTCGAGAAGATATTAATCCGGATTACATATTAACAGGAAGAGGGAAACCTCTGAAAATGGTAAATGAAATATCCAATAATAAAGTTAACGCAAGCGGTAATTCTAATGTTAGTTCTGTCTACAATAACGGACAGAGCATAAACATTTCATTGCCAGAAAGCGGAACCCAAAAAATTATTAAGCCGGATGGCAGTGTGGAAATACAAAGCCTAAGTTCAAGTGCAGGTACTGGCTTGAACGATACCGATAGACTTAACCAACGTATTCAAGACCTTGAGAGGATTATTTTAGAAAAGGACGCAACAATTAAATCTAAGGATGAAACAATATGGGCGTTAAGGACTATGTTGGATAGGCAATAGATTTTCGGTTTGTTCTCAAAGATAATGAATTTGTAAATTAGAAAAATGGTTAATATTCAATGATATGAAAAAAATATTTTACGTTATATTTATTATATTTTTTTCTGTAAGTTGCGGAAAAGATGATAAAGATTTGCCTTTAAATAGTCTCCCTGAAGACAGCGTTACAGGGGATGATTGGTTCAATGCCACAGGATGTAGACCAAGCGACGCTTCTAAAATCAAGCAAGGTCAACTTTATGGAGATAGTAGGGGATGTAAATACTTGTATGGATCAAAATATATAGAAGAAGTAGAAAGTTTTTGGTTCGCAAAATATGATCAGTCAGGCAATGAGATATGGGAGATTATACATAAGGACAATTCATTTAAATCTCATTCTTACAATCCTGTAGAATTAAAAAATGGGAATATTGTCATCGGCAATGTTTTAAAAGAAACGGATTTTGAGTGTGTAGCTGCTTCACCGGTTATTGTTGACAAAAGCGGTAATGCTAATTATTTGAAAGTTTTCGACAATAAATACATCTATTCAGATGTTAGTTTGTATGATGATTTTTTCTTTACAACTGTAAGCCAGAAAGAGTTGTACCTAAATAAAAATGCGACAAATCGTGCTGCTCAAATTGACAATGAAGGTAAAGTTATGCGATTGTTTCCGGGAGGAACAGACCAATTACATATACCACAAAAAGAAGATAAATATATTTGGTTCAGTGATTCCACATACGCAAGCATGAATTTGAAAAGCGTTATAAATTCTTCCATTTTTAAAACTTTGTGGGAAAGAAATGTTAATATACCATCCTGTGAATCATGTGAAATGTATTTGGGAGAAACTGATACAACAATTATCGCTTCTTACTTTTTAAAATACAATGATGGATCTAAAGATACTATCGTCTATGACTTATATAAAGATTCAGGCAAAGAAGTGTGGAGACCTGTGTCTTTACAAGGTATTGCATTCTCCGAAACAGAGAAGAAGATAAAGATGGGCGAATATTTCATGATAAAGCCTATTTTTATACCCGAAAACGCAACTAACAAAAAATTGATATGGAAATCATCCAATGAATCTATTGCAAAAGTAGACAATGAAGGTTTGGTTAAATCAATATCTTTCGGTGAATGTAATATATCCGCAATATCTGAGGACGGTAATTTTGTTGCATCTTGTAAAATTGTAGTTCTTGAGCCAGAAATAGAAGAAGCTATAAAGGTATCTGTGTATGGATCATCTACCTCAACAAATGGATATACGACAGGAAATGTTACAGCCGCTTTCTATAACAATAGTAGTCGAGAGGTTGAAGTATTAGAATTTGTAATGTACAATACTAAAACAAACAAGAAGGTATTTTATGAAACAAATTGCGGATTTGTTAAGTATAGGAATCCTTTGAAATATGATCTATCCTTTGAACTTGTTTACAAACCGCTTTATGTTTGGAGATATAAAATTGATGGTAAAATATACGAAATTAAATACCAACTTGGAAATTGAAGTAAAATTAATATAAACGTGACGCATGTAATCAAAAAAGATAGGCGTTTGTCGGAATGTTTGTCGGGTCTATTAAAATTTGCAGCATTCAAGAGGTTGTAAATGAATAAAAAATGAGATAGATTTTTTACGCCCTTCTAAAGGCTTGTATCAATGAGGCAATCCGTGATGGACTGGTGAAATATGATGTGCATCCATTTGCTTATGTCAAAATGCCAAAGCCGTCAGTTAAATTGTTGGACATTACAATTGATGAATTTACGTTGATCATGAATTTAAAAACACGACATAAGAAGTTGACACTTGCTCGTGATCTATTCCTGCTCTCTTTTTATCTGGGGGGGCATGAATCTTGCTGATATTGTCAGAAATGAGTTTGATCGTGATACGATCAGTTATGTTCGTAAAAAAACGGCAAATAAGAGGGAGGGAGAAAAGATTGTAACTTTTACGATCCCAGAAGAAGCAAAAAAAATCATACGGAAATATATTTCCAGAAATGGAAAATTGAATTTTGGCTACCAGTTTACGTACAGCAATTTTCAGCGTTACGTGAACCATTGTTTGAAAGAGTTGGCGAAAAAATTGGGAATTAAGTCAAACTTAAGTTTTTATTCAGCTCGAAAAACATTTTCTCAGTTTGCCTTCGATCTTGGTATCCGTACGGAAATAGTCGAATATTGTCTGGGGCAGTCTATGAAGGAAAACAGACCTATTTATAATTACATTCGGATAATGCAGAAACAGGCTGATGCAGCTATACGAATGGTTATAGATTATACGAATGATCCAAGTAAGTATGAATTGAAGGTGTTGGTTTGTTAATAATAATCCCGCCGGCGATATTACCGGCGGGACATCCAAACGTGATACGCTGGGCACGAAGCCTCAACATGTGGGTCTATGTTATTTATGTAGCAATATTATGAAGCGACAGATATTCTTGTATGCTTATTGATTGTTTCCCAGATTCGAACGTACGCCTTTCGATTTTCTTCTTTAAAGTCAATCCCGGTATCGTCGATAAATATTTCATGCGCCAGAACCACATAATCGGTATTCTGTACATAGATAGATAACTCCGATCTTTCCGGCCGGGAAGAGACAGATATTATAATGTCACTCTTTGCGATCAGTTTCTCGATCATGATTCGCTGGATTCCTTTTAATACATCTAATGTTGTCATAATATTAATCTCCATTATATCTATTGTTAGCATAGTAATTTGTCAGTGTGTTAGCCATGAAAGCCATAGAACAAGTACCAACATTGCGTTTAGCATCCCGGCTTTCGCATTGCTTCTTATTCAAGTTGAAAAGCTGGTACATCTTCATCGCCTTGTCATAGGAACTTCTTTCGTCCTTCCAAGCCTCTTTTAGGCATTCGCTGAACGTCAATACATGATTGCGGTACTTCTTGCCAGCCTTGAACATTGACCAAGCTGATTTCATTACTCTACTTTTGTTATACTTCGGTGCTTCCATTGTCTTGTTGTCTTATTATTATGATGCAAATGTAAAGTATGTGCTATTCATTTACAAGCGTTGTGATAATTAAATGCTATTCTTTAACTTTAATTATGAATAGTATATGCTTTACACTTGAATGAGCGTTGTATTTTTGTCAAAAATCAATGATTAATTATGAGTCATAGAATTAAAGAACTGATAAAGGAAAAAGGATATACGCAGCAAGAATTTGCTGATAAATTGGGTATAACAAGGGTTGGACTATCTCAGTTAATTAATGGAAAACCTTCATATCCTACTCTTGAAAAAATAGCAACGGCTTTAAATGTTCCTATGTGGCAGTTATTCGCCTCTTCAGAAGAAGTTCACCCAAAAAGTGACTCTTTATCCCTTACCTGTCCTCACTGTGGCAAGGATATTAGCATAAAAGTTGAATAACTTTATTTTAGTCAACAACATTAAAATACATGATTATGAAATTTTTTTTATTTGTCATTGCAACTTTGTTATCTGCTCATGTTTATGGTCAGATAACAATAATGGATACCGAAATAAAACAGCCTAAGTATAAAGCCATTGTATATGATAGCTTAAAAAATATGACTCCAGAAAAATATGGAGACAATTATACATTTCATCATCTAATTGGTCAAACGTTAATGTATTGCGGCGATCCTCATTCTTATACTAATAGGTCTAATTTCAAGGTTGGTGATTACTACCGTGTTGATGGAATTTTACCAGACGATACGAGAAAAGGACTATATCATAGACTATCTTTAATAAATATAAACACAGGCGAAAAGAGCGAAGAGGGAGGTATTTTTACAGAATATTACAATTTTAAGTGGGTTGTATTAGGTTACTATGAAAAAATGAAGTCTTTATATGTAAATAAAGACTTTGTGTATCTTGGTAATAAAGGATATGCATCATATTACGAGAAACAAGACCACTTTATAAATTTAGAGACTGATACTGTAACTAAAAATATTAAAACAGGAACAGTTTGGACTTGTGTAGATATTCAAGTAAAGCCAAGAAAAAAGGGTGATGGAATGTACACAGATAAAAGAAGCCCAATTGTTTTAATATTTAATAATCCTCAATATGGAAAACATTATTGTTATATAGAAAACAATGAAGGGAAGCCTTATAAAAATATTTATGAAGAAAAAATGCCATTAGTTTGTGGTAAATTTCAATTAAAATCCTATTATGATAACGCAAGATCTTTAAGTATTGCTGCAAAAAACAAAAGAAAAGCAGATTTGACAAAAAAATATGGTGCTTCTAATGCGAACTTGATTTTGCAAGGTAAAATCAGAATCGGAATGACTAAGAATATGTGTCTTGATTCTTGGGGAAGTCCAAGTGATATAAATAAAACGATTGGATCATTTGGAGTACACGAGCAATGGGTTTATGGACTTGGCTCTTATGTTTATTTTGAAAACGGAGTAATAACAACTATCCAAAATTAATGTAATAAAAATTATATTGCCCCGTTCCCCACAGTTCGGGGCTTTTTTATGTCCGAACTCCGCAGGCTTCTGAAACGGCAAAGAAAAACTTAAAAAAGTTTCCCGATTATTGCATAATTACCAAAAGGTTATTATATTTGCATAGTCATAAGACAGAGTGCACAATGTATGATGACGAAGAAGAGCTAAAGGCTCGGATTGAAGCTGCGGAAAAAGACCTTAGCTTCTTTTCCCTCTACTGGGATGATATTCGGGAAACCGACTGGATTTCGGACGAGGAGCTTGAAGGAAGTGTCAATGATGCGTTAGACGATTTGATTGATGCCAAAAACAAGCTGAAAGAAAGCGGTAGTCCCCCATAGTGGGGCTACCTTTTTCAAGAAACTAAAAACAACACTATCATGGACGTGAAATTAGAACTTAAGAGATGGAAGGCCGATTTTGCTTTGGTAAATACGAAAGAGCAAAAGGCAGAATATGACAAGCGATTTAAAGCCTTTCTCGCTTCGTTGTCTTCGGTGGAAAAGAAAGAGTTCGCACAGGCGTATAGAGAAGGCGCAAAAGAGGCCATAGATGAAGCTAAAAAAATCTCAAAGATTATTGATCGTAAACAAAAACTTGACAATATACTTGGATTTGCTTCTATGTCATATATTGCAGAGCATTATTTTGGCAAGTCTCGCCAATGGTTGTACCAGCGTATAAACGGCAATATGGTAAACGGCAAGCCGGCTGATTTTACCCCGGATGAATTGAAGGTGTTTTCTGTTGCTTTATCCGAACTTGGAGATCAACTTAAACGCGCCTCCGTTGCAATATTATAGATAAAGTGAAGCGGCCTCTCTTCCTCTGGCACTACCACCACTCCGGCAAGTCCTACACCTGCGAATACAGAATGTAGGGGAGAAGGTGATTTGATTGGGAAATAGTATATTTGCATGTGAAGTGAGAATATATATTATGGAAGAAAAGAAGATAATCCAATACAAGGGAGAGCTTGACCTAAACGGTATGATTATACCATGCTATGTCCTTAATGATGGAACAAGAGTGTTGTCGGGAAGAGGTCTGCAAGAAGCCCTAAAAATGGTTGATGATAATAAAACAACATCGGGCCACAGGATAGTCAGATATCTTAATCAGAAGACACTTAGTCCGTTTATCTCCAAATACTTAACATCGGACCACTTTAACCCTGTTTTATGTTATGAAGGAGGGAAAAAGATTAATGGGTATAAAGCAGAAGTATTAGCTGATATTTGTGATGTATTCCTACAAGCACGAAAAGAAATAGACTTGTCTCCAAGGCAGTTGATAATAGCGGAACAGTGTGAGATTCTTATGCGAGCTTTTGCTCGTGTCGGAATAACAGCACTTGTTGATGAAGCTACAGGGTATCAATATGAACGTGAGAATGACGAACTCCAAAAAATTCTCAAAGCATACATATCAGAAGAGCTTCTTCCGTGGCAAAAACGTTTTCCTGATATTTTCTACAAAGAGTTATTCTGATTGAACGGATGGGACTATACAGTAAATGGTATTAAGAAAAGGCCAGGAATCATAGGGAAATGGACTAATACATTTGTTTATAAAGAACTACCAAATGGTGTACTGGAAGAGCTTAAAAAGAAAACACCAAAAAGTGAAGCGGGTAATAGAACAAATCGTTACCATCAACTTCTAACAATTGATGTCGGAGAACCTAACCTTGAAAAGAAAATAAACAAGGTAATCACATTGTTTCAAGTATCTGACAATATGAAGCAATTCTGTGATAATTTTAAGAAGATGAAGATGCGCCAAATTGGACAAATGGAACTTCCGTTTGAGTTTGACGAAAATGGACATACTAAAGAATAGTTATAAAACATTTTAAAAGCATCGAATTCTATGTTTTTGATTATGTTGTTAAATATACGGAAAATAGAACAATGATTCGATTTTACATATATCTTTGCAGAGTAATATAAAACCAAAAGAATAATTACAAAATATGGGAAATGTTCAAAAATGCTCAAGAAAGAGTTGTAAAAGACTCGTAAACTCCCGAATGAGCAAGGGGGAAAGACATGGATGGGCTTCTTTCTCAGAATTTGTTCATAAGCCGTTAAGAGAGATAGTAGGAAGGGGCGAGAGGGTTGAAAGAGGCCGTTATTCAGTAATTGATAATTCTTGTAAATTAATGGTTCCTTAAATAAGTTGACACTGCTGTATTATGGAGATATTAATGCCTAAATCTATTAACGATGCTCATATAGGAGAAGCGTTCAATTATTTATTTCGTATAATATTGCAGATGGAGAAATCAGATGATGAAGATTTTGTTTGGAATTTCAAAAATACATCATTTGTCACCCCTTTTTTCATATTACCATTGATGCTTTATCGTGATAAATGTGGTAAAAATGTATCTTGTATCAATATGTCTGATGGTATTAGAGCTTATTTGGATGCTATAAATTTTTATCATGTGATTATAGCAGATGAAATAGTTGATTTTCATGGCTATATGGAGGCTTATTCAAACAAAAGATATATTCCTATTATTTGTTTCCCTTCTTGTAAGCCAAAGGACGATATAAAAAATAATATTTTGTCGGTTGCAGAAAATATAATGGTAAGACAATTAGGAATTGAAGGAGAGATAAGAAAAGCTCTATCTTACATGTTAGCGGAAACCATTGATAATATTACAGAACATTCTGATTGCGATAAAGGTTATATATTTGCCCAGTATTATCCGACAAAGAAATATATTGATATTTGTATTGCAGATAATGGGATAAGTATTTTGGGTAGTTATATAAAAGCAAAGAAAGATGGAATAACAAATGATGTTGAAGCTTTAAAAAATGCAGGAACAGGAGTTTCTACCAAAAATCGACCAGAAGCAGAAAATAGGGGGTATGGAATTACGACCTGTAAAAATATGCTATCAAAAGGTCTAAAGGGAAAATATTTTTTACTATCTGGGCAAGCTTTTCATTCTATGACAGAATATGAAACTTCATATGTCGGCCTACCAGATAATATTAAATGGGATGGAACGATTGTAGCATTGAGAATACCATATAGTGAGAATAGTAATTTTAATTTTTATAAATATATAGAATAAAGGTCATGGAAAAGATTATTGTAATATCAGAATTGATAAGAGGAGAGCTTCGTTCCAGGACCGAAGCTAAAAAAATTTATGCAAAAGTTTTAAGTTTGGATTCGAAAAGTATTAGTATTGATTTTTCGAATGTGTGCTTTATGTCTCGATCGTTCGCTGATGAGCTATGTAATATTTTGGATTTATTGAGATCAAAAGAGGTCAAAGTTCGTTTAAAAAACAAATGTGATTCTATTGATTTAATGATGAAGATTGTTGAAGGGAATAGGAATAAGCCAAGAGTTGTCAAAGAAGATAGTCAAGTTAAAGAGTTTTCGGATATTGATGCTTTGTCTGAGTTCTTGTTAACCATATAAAGTTACTAAAGCTCTTGCCTAATGAAATCAATAGTCTTAAAAACATGCTCGAAACAGCAGTTACATATTCTTTCGAAAATATACTTTGGATCTCGGCTATCTTTGTCACAGGATATTTGTCTTGGAAAGCTGCTGTATATTTTACGAAATTAGAGGATACTCGTAAAAAGGTTGCCAGTCTACCATGCGAGAAGAGAAAAGAAGAAATAGATCTGCACTCTAAAAATCATGTAGAAACGAGCAAGTCTATAGAAAGAATAGAGACCACTCTTGGCTTTATTCAAAAGACGATGGATCAATTGGCTCAAAAAGGGAATAAATTAATCATTGGCCCTTACACAAAATCTCATAGCTCTTTATCTATAACAGATGCAGGTCGAGAGATGATGGAGAGGTTAGGCGTAGGTGAAATGTTTGAAAAGAACTGGCTTCGTATAGACGAATTTATAGAAGACAAGTTGGAATATAAGAATCCTTATGATATACAAGAATTTCTAATCCAACAGGCTGTGGTTTATCCGGAAAAGTTTTTGCAGCCAGAAGAAATAGATAAAATTAAATTAGATGCCTATAATACGGGTGTTAATATCGTCCCTTACATGAAGGTTATAGCAATTCTTGCGAGAGATCGATATTTTTCAGAGCATAATATCCTTGTCGAAGATGTCGATAAACATGATCCTTTGAATAAAAATAAAAAGCCGGAATAACCTCCGGCTTTTTATTTTCTGCTCACGCCCTCCGATTGCCTCGGTGGGGTTCCGCCCTCCGATTAAACGATATCTATTTTTCGATTCAAGGATTTAGCTACTCTGTCGAGGACATCTATTCCAACTGAAAATTTGCCATTTTCGATTTTGTAGATGGTGTTTTGCGTCAAACCGGCTTTATCGGCCAGATCGCGCTGTGACAGCCCGGCTTCCTTTCGCAGCTGGACTATTTTTGAGCCTATTTCTTTTCTTATCATGATTAAAAAGTTACAATTTGTATTGAATATCTATTGTTGTCGCTAAATTGATATACCTCGCAATTCTCATTGTAATATTCAGAATTTCTAATATCATCACAGGCATCCACGAGTCCATCAAATGAATATTCTTCTAATTCAGAGGTGAAGTTATTGATGATGTCGTCATCTTGATTCTGAATAAGATCAAGCCCGGAGCCACCGCTGCCTAATGTTGCTAATATTAAGGAGTTATTGTTTGACAATTCACTCTTTACAAATTCTATAACTTCCTTTTTTGTTTTCATGATCTTTATGTTTTAAAATACTTCTTTTTCAATAACCAATTTGTCAGGAGCAATGTCATAATCTACGGCAAATGCGCATCCATCTTCATATTCTGTATCCTGGATAACATCGTAATCTGGCACTTCGAATGAAAATATAACATAATCAGAGGTGTTGTCGGTGATAAAATTAATGGCATCAGCTATGTTGTTGAACCCGAAAACGTAAGATCCAGATAATCTTTCGTCATTCGATATCTTGTCACTTTCATTTGAATAAATGCCATATTCTAATATATTTTCTTTATTCTCTATAGGTGATGCGTGATACAGTTTCATGATCTTTATGTTTTAATTGTTATTACTTGTTTTTGATTACACTACAAAGATACGAATAATTTTTTGACACCAAATAGAATGTCGATAAAAATAAGGTAAAATGTGATATTTAACATTGTTTATCACTTTATTCTCTTTCCTCCAACACCTTCTTAAGCCTTTGCAACCTCAGTATATCACTTGCAAAGGTCGGATTATCCCAATTCCTCTTAACCGATCTGACATGTACATCAATGTACTTGCTCAAATCGAATATATTCTCACACTCGCTTAACCGGATCTCGTTAAACGTCACTTGGTAGCTCTCAAACCAGGCTATTAGCTGTTTTAATTCTTCGCTCATGTTTTTTTTCGGGCAAAGATAACTACGAAAGGATATTTTATCAACAATGTATTGTTGATATGAGGATTAATTTGTAATTTTGTGCAAAGGCCTAATTTTAAAATAGTATTTTATGTCTTCACAGCAAGGCCCTTTTATACCCCAAAAGAAGCAAGTTGATGTGTTTTGTCCTATTCATGGCAACTGGATAGGGCATTATGATTATGGCAGTATTGGGTCTTATTACTGCTGGTGCAAAAAGTGTAAAAAAGAAATCAAAATCGTAATGGGAAAATGAAACTTACAATCAAACAAGAAAACTTTTGTAATTACTACATAGAATGTGGCAACGCTTCGGAGGCTTATCGGCGGGCTTATTCGTGCGGTAAAATGTCAGATAAAACGATATGGGAAGTGTCTTCTAAATTGCTTAAAGACAACAAGGTCGCTACAAGGGTTAAAGAGTTACAAGATGAGCAAAAAGAACAATCTGATCTTACAAAAGATAGAATATTGGCAGAACTATCAAACATTGCATTTTCCTCTATAACTCATCTGCATAACACATGGATAGAACGTAAGGACTTTGAGTCACTTACCGAAAAGCAAAAGTCTTCGATCAAAAGTATATCCACCAAAATATTAAAGAAAAATGTCGGAACTAATGAAGATCCCGAAATTATAGATGTGGAATATGTTAAGGTCGAATTATATGATAAGATTAAAGCTATAGAGCGTATTTGCAAGATGCTCGGATATGACGAACCAACCGTTTTGGATTTAAGAAATGCCCTTGTCCAGATTGATACTGGTATTGATTAATGTTCTATATTTAAGATTTGCATTTGCTTTGTTAGAAAAATATCGGGGTTTATAATTTTATTTATGTTCTAAATTTTATATTTTGTGGATAAGAAGATAATAAGCTATAAGAGGTTCAATCCCAATTTTCATCATTTAAGAGTTGCTCTTAAGAATGATGACAATAGGTTTATATTCTTATTCGGAGGATCTTCTTCGGCTAAATCTTTTTCGATTTCGCAAGCTATTGTGTTGGAGTGTATTGAGAATGGATATAACACGATGGTGTTTAGAAAAACTGGAGCTACTATATCGGATAGTATATATAAGAGTATTCAGGAGGCTATAGGAGGCTTAAAACTTGGCGCATTCTTTAAGCCGGTAGAGGGGCAGATAAGGTGCTTTAATGGTTCATATATCACTTTCAAAGGCTTGGATGACCCCGAAAAAATAAAAGGCCTTGAAAGTTACCAATATGTATTCTGCGAAGAAATATCCGAATTTGATGAAAGTGACTTTAAGCAGATAAGGAAACGCCTTAGAGGTAGGAAGGGACAAAAGATCATTGCTGCATTTAACCCCATATCCGAAGACCACTGGATTAAGAAGAATATATTTGAGCAGGAGAAATTGGTGGAAGTTGACAATCATCTTTACGGGAAATTAAAAGATAATCTAACAGGGAAGATATTAAAAAAAGAATATTCTGAAATCGCCCAGAAATGGACTAATTCCGCTAAGTTAATATTTAATCCTCGAACAAAAGAATACGATACACATAACCCTGATATAGTGATTATGCGGTCTACTTATCTTAATAATTTCTGGGTAGTAGGTTCTCCTGATGGGGGCTATGGTTTTTATGATGCCCAAGTGATAGCCGACTTTGAAAAAGATAAAGTAAATGATTACGCGTATTATCAAGTATACGCGCTGGGGGAATGGGGGACCGTTAAGACCGGAGGGGAGTTCTTCAGAAACTTCGAGATTGGCAAGCACGTCGGTCGTTGCGAGTACGATGAACGTTATCCTATCCATATAACTATAGACAACAATATGCTACCATATATATCAATCGGATTTTGGCAAATTATTACGGGCGATGTAAATAGCGCAAGACAAGTTCATGAGATACCGGCAGAAGATCCTTTCAATACAGCATCTAAGGCTTCTGAGGTAGCGGTGGAATACCTCGAGGATATTGGTTATAACGACAAGGTGTATCTATATGGGGATGTGTCGACAAAGAGCGGTAATACAATCGATGATGATAAACTCTCTTTTTTTGACAAATTTAAGGATGGTCTGGAAAAATCATTTGTCGTCGAAGAGAGGATGCCCAGAGTAAATCCATCTGTCGCCATGTCGGGGGAATTTATCAATGCCATTTATGCTGGCGCTATAAAAAGTATAGATATTAGAATAGATGAAAGTTGCAAGGTTTCGATAAATGACTACTCTCGTGTAAAGAAGGATGTGAACGGAGCAATCTTGAAACAGAGGGTTAAAAATAAAGATACAGGGCAGACATATGAGCAATACGGCCATTTTAGTGATACGAAGCGATATTTTATAACGGAGGCTTTTAATAAAGAGTACACGAAGTTTTCTCTTAGAAGAAGTAGAAATAAGATTTCTGATACCTCTATAAAGTATTATGACAAGTCAAAGGTCGACTTGTCTGAAGGATATGGCATGGTCGAAATCAACCCTTCCATCAATTCGCAATCCGTGTTTGTCAGGGTTATATTTAAAGATAACAAATGCTATGTCACAAGGGCAATGTTATCTGATACCATTATAGATGAGCTTGAGGTATCCTCGTTGATTGTTCCAGGTGATAGAGTTCAGGTGGAATGCGATCCTTTACTTGCGGCCTATGTCAAAAATTTAAAGGATCATGTCCAAGATGTTAGAGGCAGAAAGCCTTTCCATGATCCTCAAAAAAGGATATCTGCTCATATCGATTATATCCAGAACAACATATTCATCCCAAGTGATTATGATACGGATATTCTTTTTGAAGCGTTTATTGAAAACATCCTTGACTACAAGGATAAGAATAACATAGAAGCTATAAATTCATTAGCGGCATTATCAGAAAGGGTTAAGAGGGGCTTATATGTCGGATAGATTTTATTCTTAATTGTTTGTTCATCTAAAAATAAGCACTATATTTGTAGCATATAAAAGAAAATAAAGAGCCTAAGAGCCATTCTCAGTAGAAATACTGGGGATGGCTCTTTTTGTTTGTACAAAAATGAAATATCCTTTATTACAAAAACTTGCTTTTTGGAAATCTAACTGGAATAGCAGTTCGAAATCTTTTTCTATGGTAGGTAATGTGAATGCCGTAGAAAAAGATCAAGCAGGGAACATTTGGTATATAAATGCATTATCAAAAGGACTACAACAAATTATTGGTGGCAAATCTGACGTTTTTGATATGCTTAACCTTGCTGACAAAAGAAAGGCCTTAATAGCCTGCACTCCTTTTGCAACTGTTGTTGAGAGATGCGGTTCTATGTTTTCTAACGGGCGATTTTATGTGACGGATAAAGAGGATAATGAGCATTTGGATGGAGATAATAAATACAATAAGATAAGGACCTTGCTTAAACAGCCTAACCCAATTCAAAGTGGAAAGCAATTTAATAAGCAGGTTGAAATCACCCTCAAAACTTTTGGCTTTTGCCCTATTTATACATTTAGAGCTTTGAGATCTGAAATACCGGTTTCGATGTGGATTATCCCCCCTGAGCTTTTCCACGCTGAAGTAGATGCTAACATATGGAAGAAATCAAGATTAGAGGAAGTTATAAAAAAGGCATGGATTGAATGGGGGAGTGAGAATATCTATATAGAGAGTGATGAATATTTTGTTGTATCTGATGCGAGTGCTAATATTAATGTAACTGAAAAAGAGTTGTCTTATATCCATATAACAGACTCTCTTACTAGGCCGGTTAACAATTGGATTGCTCAAATGATTGCAAGAGGCACATTGATCGTTGATGGTGGTCCAAAAGGCGTATTGTGTAACGATGCCAATGGTGATGTATATGGGGATAATTCTCTTACCCCAGGAGAGATTGAAAAACTAAACGAAAGTTTTAAACGTAAATATGGTGTTGTAGGTAAACTTTTTTCAGTCCTTGTTACTACCGCAAATGTAAAATGGGTTCCAATTACGGGCAATTCGGAAGATTTAAAATTATATCAAGAAGATAAAGAGTGTCGCAATACCATCTGCAATTCATTAGGGATAAATCCTAATGTTTTGATATCAGATAGCACATACGACAATCAGAACGGGGCAAAACGAGATGCCTATCAAGACTTGATCATACCTGATTCTGAGAATTATTGCGAAACCCTAACAAAGGCTATAGTAGGGGATGATGAGATAATTATAAGATTGGATTATTCTCATATATCCGTGCTCCAGGAAGATAAGAAAAGTGCTGCAAGTGCTTTATCTCTTGCTTCTAATGCGGTTCGTAATTTATACAATGATGGTATCATAACATTGTCCGAATCCAGGAAAGAAGTAGCTAATTATATAGATATAGATCCGGACAATCCTGAAGGTGACTTTAAACAAGAATCTCAATCAATAGAAAATAATATACAGAATGGCACACAAGCTGAAAAATAAGAAAAAAGAATCAATAGGAATGCAGTATAAGGCTTTTTCTTTTGAGACCAAAGATATAACGATCAATTCTGAGAGTCGCAGAATTTCTGGATATGCTGCTATTTTTGGGAACAAGGATAAAGCTGGCGATATCTTAATAAAAGGATGTTTCTCAAAAAGTATACAAGAAAGAGGGCCTCAAAGTAATGCAAATGATAAGATCATCCACTTATGGATGCATAACATGAATGAACCGGTAGGTAAAATTGTTACATTAATTGAGGATGATAAAGGATTATATTTTGAGGCAGATATTGATAAAATTGATTTAGGGGATAGAGAAATTACCCAGCTAGAATCTGGCACAATCAATCAATTTTCTATCGGCTATTCTTACGTTTGGGACAAAGTAGACTATGATTCGGATAAAGATGCCTTTATTGTAAAAGAAGTCGTATTGTATGAAATATCTGCTGTTTCTATAGGTTGTAATGGAGAAACTTATTATACAGGTTTAAAAACTGCGGAAGAAGTAGAAGATAAAGTTATTGAACTACATAGCGAAATTGAAAATAGTTTGCAGGGATTATCCATTAAAAAGAAAACAGAAATATTGGGCTTATTCTCAAAGTTTAAGGCACTTATGCTAATCAAGCCGGAGGAAGATATGAAAAGTATGCTTCGTTCACTTGCACAAGATCAAGCCGCCGTAAACCCAAAGAAAAGCTTATTCCATAATGTGAAATTTAAATAACAACTAAAAGAAGTAGAAAGATGAGAAAGTATTTAAGAGTACTGTTTCAAAACAGCATGAGAGGAAGAAAAGAAAGATTTAAACTTTCCTGTTCTTTATTTGCAATTATGGCATTGTCACTAATTGCGGTATTTACTCTTGCCGCTAATCCTGTGGCCGGTGGTGTGTTGTTGTCTGGTCTTGGTTTAATGGCTTTTATCGATGAATCTACGCTTGATGATGATCAGAAAAAGTTTTTCAAGGGGCTGGATGACAAACTGGAAGAGTTGAATGTGAAGTTTTTGAAAGACGAGCTAGGAAAACCGGAATATCTCAAGCAGATTAACGATTTGATAAATGAGTTCAAGCAATTGAATGAAAAGAACATGTCGGATAAGATTGATAAGAAAGACTTTGAAAACTTCAAGAAAGAGGTTTGTGAACAGCTTGTTAGAATCAAAGGAGCTATGGATAAAACCCCGTCTGGAGAATTTCGTTTAAAATCAATAGATGAGCAGATCCGGGAACAGGTGAAAGAATATATCACCAAAGATCAAAGCGGAAGAGAAATGGTGGACTTAAAGGCGGCTTGCAAATCTTCTCCTGGCTATAAAAAACAATTTAATCTTGTTGTCAAGGCTAATACGCCTATAACATCAACTGTGACGGCTGCATCCGGTGTGACGCTGAGCCCTGGAGTTGTATTTGATTCTACTATTTCCGCGCCGCCTATGGCTGAAAGCGAAATTAGACAATTCGCTAATGTCGCGACTATCAATGCTCGGACATTGGTATATACAGAGCTTAAGGATTCTACAGGAGATGCCGAATGGGTTCCTGAAGGCGGATTAAAGCCTTCAATGACTGCAACAATCAAGGAAGTTGTTGTTAATGCAGGGAAGGTGGCATTGACAGCTACGCTGACGGAAGAAACATTAACTGATCTTCCCCAGTTAGTGGCAGAGGTTCAAGCTGAAATTATTAATAAAATCGGTATTGAAGAGGAAAATGGGATTTTATATGGTTCTGGCTCTGATGGAGAAATAAAAGGTGTTTTCACAGATATCCCCGAATATTCATTAACCAGTATCAAGGTGGACAAACCGAACAACTTTGATGCTATTATAGCAGCTTATACACAAGTTGTTTCGACATCTAAAATGAATTATGCTCCAAATGTCGTCCGCGTTAATCCTATTGATTTGGCGAATATGAAGCTGACAAAAGATGCTAATGGCCAGTATCTCTTCCCGCCTTTTACATTACAGGATGGATCTCTTATTTCGGGAGTCCAGATCCGGCCATCCACTTCCATCACGGAAGGTGAATTTGTATTGGGCGATTTTAGATATCTGAACATCCGTGACTATGTAGGATTATCTATTACGTTCGGTTGGGTCAATGACGATTTCCAGAAGAACCAAGTGACAATGATCGGCGAAAAAAGATTGTTGGCTTATATTAAGTCGAATTACAAGACTGCATTCGTCAAGGGTTCTTATGCCACTATCAAAGAAGCTATTGATTCATCTAAAGGAATAGGAGGTTAATATAATGAAAAGAGGAAAAGTAAATAAAAATGATGCAAAGAGTTACAGGTTTGAACCTTCGGATGTATATGAAGTTACCTATATTAAGGCTAAACATCATGAAATCGGAGATAAGGATTATGTTTCTCTTCCTGTCGCAATCATGTTTATAAATGAGGGTAAAATAGCCTCTACTCCTGAAATAGAAGAGGCTATTACAAAATATGGCATGAGCGGCTTGATCAAATCAAAAAATAAAAAACAGTAAATCATGCTTATAGATGAGACATTTTTCACAGGTGAACTTCATATAGAAGGAGTGATTTCGTATACTGGCGTGCCATCAAAGACTAATGAGGCTTCCAATTACGAACTTAAGTCCTTGATTGCTCAATATGAACTTGAATTTTATCATAAAATATTAGGTTATGATAATGCAAAAAAGTTTGTTGGGTATATCGAAAGTGGAGAAGGCGAAGAAAAATGGGATAATCTAAAAAACATGTTGGTCGAACAGGTAGGTAATCGGAAGGTATCTCCGGTAGCCTACTATGTATTCTTCTTCTATCTGAGAAAAAATCAAACACAGGCTACGCCTATTGGCAATGTCGAGGAAAGCTCTTCCAATAAAATTTCGCCATGTAATATCAAAATGATAAACGCATGGAATCAGATGGCCTATATGAATAGGTATATATCTGATTATCTATATGATCATAGAGATGATTATGGCGGATATTTTTTTGATGAGCATTTACTGGAATTTATGAATAAGATGGGGATATGATAAATATCGTAGATATATTCAAGGATATTAGCCGTAATACTTCTATAAGTGTTGGGATAGAAATAAATTTCCTATTTGGGGAATGGGCGCAAATAGCACGGGAAATGGAGATATTAAGCAAATCCCCTATCACTGAATCGGGCAAATGGCCACTTCTTGCTCTTTTTACCCCATTTGAAGAAGATAAAGGCGATCCCGATCTATATTGTAAAGCAAATATTGACCTGATGATAGCTACTCGCACGTTATCTGATTATACCAATGATCAGAGGCTTGCTATTTCTTACAAAGAAATCCTACATCCTGTTTACGAACATTTTATTTTAGAATTAGCCAAAGACCAAAGGTTTGATTTTGGATCTAAAAATGTCGTGCCGCACCGGTATGTGGATAATATGAGGTATGGCAGTCGAGGGGTTTATGGTTCTGACGGGAAAAAGCCTTTTGCGGATTTATTTGACGGAATAGATATATTGGATTTGGAGATAAAAGTAAAGAAACCTAATTGTAGATAAAAATGAAAAAGTACAGAGATTGCGGAAGCGAGATATTTAATACGGGATCAAGCAAATGTCCGTTTGTTCCGGATTATGTAAAAGTGATCATTCTGACACCGGAAGATATGGTGATAGAAGATGATAAACTGGAAGAAAAAATAGAAGAAATGATTCATGCGAACCGTCCGGGGCGTATCTATCCTATAGGACCTATCGCGGAATATGCACCAAGTGGTGGTGAGGTCCAAACGTCTAAACAAGGATATGGTCCTTCTCAAATTACTTCTTACTCGGAGCTTGTTGAAGCCTGGACGCTTGAAAATTACGATGAAGGACTGTTGGCGAATTTAATGAAGCTTAAAAACGAAAGAATGAGAGCTTTATTTGTGGATAAAAATAACGTTGTTTATGGTCAGTATGACACAGATACTACTATTAAAGGCTATCTGATGTCTTCTATTTATCCTTCATCAGTACAACGATTTAAAACGAGTGGAGATAATGCATCTATGGCGGTTAGCCTGGTGTATGATAATGTAGAAAAGGCTTGGACGGAAACCAAATCTCTGCAAGGTGAGACTGATTTGGTTGAAAAAGCCAAAGGCCTTGTTTGGGTAGATGTCGTAAAAGTGGGAGATAGTGGATCTAATTACAAGGTGGTTGAACATTATGGCAAATATGATTTAACAACGGCCTATGGAGCATTACTTGGAAAAACAGAAGGTGTATGGGGAGATAGTGTCAGTGCAGCCCAATACAATTCTGCTGATGGGACATTGAGTCTAACAAGTGGAAGTACACCTGCATTGTTAAGCCCAGAGCAGCTGCTTACTGCTGGTATTAAAGGTATTGAGCAATGGAAGTCGTAATGAATGGAGTTTCTTTTAATCGGGATTTATGTTCTAAAATGACAAAAAAACAATTTTTGGAAGCCCATGAAAAATCTTGTTTTTTAGATCGTAATATCGAAGATAGAAGAAAAATTCTAACGGATGTTTATAGCATTATAAAAGGTAAATCAGTTGCAAACAAGGGGCTTTATTAGGCCCCTCTGTGTTTTAATATGGGTACTATAGCGGGAGTTTCAAATGCCGTAAGGATGTTGAAAAATAATTTCATGCCAGAGGTTACAAATAGCCTTCGTGAAAGTGAGGATCTGATTCATGATTTGATCACCGACCAACTAATGGCCGGACTTGATGAAAACAGAAAACAGATAAGGCCTACATATCTTCAAGACCCTTACTTCCGGGAAACGACAAAGACGGAAAAAGCAGCGAGAAAAAAGGCGGTATGGTGGAGAGATATGAAAGAACGTGTCACGCCGCCTGAAACGTCCAATATTTTAAAGTTTCCTCCCCGAAATAGGAATACACCTAACCTCATAATAACAGGAGAGTATCATAGAAGTATTACCCCTGTTGTTGTGGATGGGAAAGACGGAGGGAAGATTGTAACCAGATCTATCGGTTTTTATGCTGGAGATAATGCGCTTGAAGAAAAATATGGTCCATCGCATTTAGGATTGACGAGAAAAGCAAAAAAGTATTTGCTGGATAATCGTATAAAACCAGCGATTGAAAATTTACTAAAAAAATATGGATTCAAATGAATGCGAAAGCTCCTTGTAACTGTTCGTCTCAAAATAAGGCTATGGCCAACCGAGAAAATATGAGAAGATTGGCAAGTAAAGCCGCCAGAATGGATCATCGTATCTATGTTATTATTCGTAAACATGATGATACGTACACTTTTGAACCAATTGATGCAATTGGAACTAACGGAGATATAGTAGAATATGTACATTATTTATAACGATCAAAATGGGACTTAATGATTTAACTTTTTCACTTCAGAATGGAGTTTATAAAACATCTTTCCAGCCAACAGGTGATTTTAGAATACATATTAAACGACAAGCGTCTGGTCGGTTGTCGTTCTTTGAAACAATAACAGGATCTGATCCTGTTGCTTTTGGAGTTATAAATTGGACTCTTCCTAACTTTGAGGCAAAAGTACCCGATGTGAGTCCTGGAATGACCATTATCATTGAAAGTGACACTCCTGTTATAAAATGTCAGTATACTTATGAGTAATTTTATTTTAAAGACTTTAGAAACAAGAGAGTTGAAGCTAAACACGATTAGGCTCCGAGGTTTCTATGGTGGAAAGCTGCGGAAGGGTTCCGGTGGTGGCGATTCCGGAGACGGCTTCCCGCAACTTCCGGGTGATGTTACGCGCTGGCATTTCGGAGGCCTGACGAACGAGATGATGGCGGCTATGGACGATCCGAGGATCGAGGATGCGGACCATAAAGGTAGGTTCCTATCCTTCAAGAATTTCGCTTGGAAGGGAATGTCCGGGGTAGGTGGATATACCGAGAACTATGATAGCAATAAATGGTATAAGGAAGCATCAAGAATTGATGCTACTTGGACTTATAAGTCTTTTAATGTAAAATCAATAAAGGTCAATAGATACGCTCAATTATTTTATCGATCACAATCAAGTAATACTGGATTTAGGGTTTTATCATGTACTATCAAAGTTTCTGGTTTAACAGACGGACAAGGAATTGAATATACTTCGAATGGGACACGACCAACTGTTATAATGAGAATTGAAAATGATGGTATATATCATCTACCAAGTTTTGATTTTGGAGCTAAAAATGCTTATTACGGATTCAGGTTCTTAAAATTACAGGAATCATGCAACATCACCATCGAACAACTTCCCCTCTACCCCGGTGCACTCGTCTTTGACGGAGTAGACGATTGGGCGGGATGTGACAACTTGCCATTATTGCCTAAAGAAAAAGGATATACGGTTGTGGCGTTGAGACAGTGGGATCAGGATTTCTTGAATACAACTTTGACAGGAGGACTGTTGTCAACTAGGAATTATTCCACAGGAGAAGGTGTAGCATTTGAAAAAATAGAATCCTCAAATAAGGGTTATTGGAATTTAGGTGCTGGAGGTATCATAGATTTTGCAAAATCACCATTTACATGGCAAACATCAAAACAATATAATAATGTTGGTATTTTAAAAGGTGACAAAAATCATGGAAAACCATTATGTGTAGGATGTGGATTGTCTGGAGGCCAACAGTGTGGTAGATTTGCTATCTGGGAACTTGTATTTCTCGACCACGACGCCACCGAAGAAGAACTGACCAAGATCAAAGACTACTTTGTTAAAACCTATCCTTGGCTCTTCCCCGACCAGGCATGGACTGTCACCGGCAAAACCAACGAGGACGAAGATCGTGCTACTATTGCCAACATTACGGGCAATGGTAATGATCTTGTCTGTCTAAATTTGGGTTTTATTGAAGGGAGCGGGTACAATGAAGAAGGTGAATATGCTGGCTATCTGGTTACTGATGGGGTGGATGATAAGATAACTTCGTCTACATTTGAAATGGGTAATGATTGGACTGTAATAGGAGATTGGGAGCTTATAAATACAGGGAAAGGGGACAATGCTGGTATTGTAAAATTTGATAGTATAGTCATTTATAATTATAATCCAGTACTTATTAACATAAAAAATGGTAGAAATAATTTGATTCCCGGTCAAAATACCGTTAATGCAATTTGTTCTGATGGCAGGATTTATTCAAAAGACTGGAAAGAATTTATTTATAATGAAGAAACGGAATCTACCAGTAAAAATCTCTTAACTATAGGATATTCAGGTAGCAGTTATACTAAAATTGCTTTCAAAAACTTAGCGATTTATCCTACAGTCCTTTCCGAGGAAGATTGTATAAAAGCGTATAATTATTTACAAACATTAAAAGCAAAATGACATGAAATACGCAATTGTAAACATCGTATGGGCAAAGTCCCACGGAATAGAAGTCCTGCCGGAAATGAGGATAAGTACGGATCAAAGCAAGGTAATCTTGCATGAGGAATACCTTGCACCCTTCGATGATGAAGATTTTCCTCGCTATAGTTTTAGCGATCCGTCTTTTGTCGAACTACTGAATAGTGAAGAATGGACTTATCCAGAAGGAGAACAACCCGTAATCAATAGGCAGTTCAGCAGATTATTGGCTTTGGACGAACTGGATAAAGAAGCTACAGAAGAGATAAATACATATGACCTTTCCCCGTCGGAAGCCTTACAGGTCAAAGATCGATACCCCGAATGGGGAACCGGAATAAACGTCAAAACCGGTGAACGATACCGAGTTGAAGATGTCCTTTGGGAATGTGTTAAAGACCATCTCACACAAGAGAACTGGAAGCCTAGCACAGCTACCCTAAGCCTGTGGAAAATAGTAGACGCAGAAGAACATTCCGGCACGATAGAAGATCCTATTCCATATAAGCAAAATATGGCACTTGAATTTAACAAGTACTACACGCAGGACGGAGTATTGTACCTCTGCATACAGACTATGACACCGGGACCGTACGATTTAAAGGATGTGCCGGCGCATGCGCAGCCGATAAAGCAATAATGGGGTTTAAATAACTCATAGATCGATTTGGCTATTCCGTGCAATTTGGCTATGTTTGTAACAGTATAACAAAAGATTTAGAGCCTAAGAGCCATACCCGGCAAGAGTCATATCCTGCGGGGTATGGCTCTTTTTGTTTAATTTAAAATGAAAAAGAGATGAAGACAAATCAGGAGATGGTACGCTACATTGATAATTTTTCAGTGATTCAACGAACAAGTGATGGATATTTTGACGGAGGCGAATTACTTCGTCAATGGAATAATGTAGATGAAAATCCAAGAAGACGTATGTCCGAATTTATAGATAGCCCTAAAACGAAAGAGTTTTTAAAGGCCCTATCTGTGGATGAAAGCCATAGGTTAAAAACCGACATTGGTGAAAATCAATTGCTTATAAAGACAAAAGGGAGAAACACTAAAGATGGCAAAACTCCTGATAAAGTTTGGATGAATCCTCTCTTGTTCATCAAGTTTGCCATGTGGATCAATCCAACATTTGAGGTGAAAGTACTACGTTTTGTTTATGACGAGATGATCCGATATCGTAATGACGCGGGAGATGCATACAAAGAACTTTCGTCCGCTGTTATGAAAATTGTCCCAAGCCATTTCATGCCGAAAGCAATGCAAAAAATAGGAGAGGCGTTAAACTGGATCATTTTTAACTCCCACGAAAAGATGTTACGGAATAAGCATGGAGATGAAGCAAGGTTGCGTGAGTTATGGCAATTAGAAAAGAAAATTGCTGGCTTGATAGAAGAAGGATTTATATCAACCTATGAACAGTTGATATCATATCTAAGAAAGCTGTATCGTAAAAACTGGGAGCCAAAAGTACTAACGGTATAAAACATTTTTTGATAAGTCTTCATATAGATCATGCTGGTCTGTGAAGATAGGCATGAATATTTTTTAACTTGAATTTTGATATGGCAAAGTTATACACGAAATGCGATGAGATACCTCTCTGTAGGTTCATAGAGGCATACAATGGGAACTTGAAAGCGTTGATAATTTCCGGGAGGTCTTCGGACAAAGAGTTGCGTTTGATTTTCAGTAGAATCATGGATGAATATAACCAAATTATAGAAAATAAAAATCTACAATTCGCAGTTTCTAAACGTTCTTTGATCATAAATTATTATACTAAAATATCCATTATATCAGCTATATTAAATTTTATAAAACTAGGTGAAATAGATAAGATCTCCGATTTGCTCACTATTGTTGACATAAAAAATGTGAATATTGAAACAGTTGCGGATGCGGAGAAATTGATAAATAAAATAGAATCCTCATTGGCTTATATTCGGTTAAGATTGAAAATGACTCAAGAGCAGCTTGATAGTACCAGTCAAATCAATAGAAAAGTAGATTTTACTAAAGAGCGAATGATTTTATCGGCTCATTTCAAAATGCGGATAGATGACAAGACATATACTGCGTCAGAATATGCAAACCTTATTAGATTAATGTTGAACGAAATAGAGGAGGTTAAAAAATATGGCAAATGAAACAAAAATAACGACAATCGTTGGAAAAGAGGCTTTTAGACAGCTTGAAAAACTCGATGATTTAATAGGGAAGGCAAACGATTCGTATTTGATTGCGGCAAGAAATATGGCTAAGGGGTTGTCTTTTGAGCCTAAAAACATGTCCGAGTTGATTGAAAAGAATAATCAGTACATGGCTTCCCTAAAAGAGATACAGAAAGCTGAAACTGAAATTAATCGATTACGTCAAGAGAAGAACAAGGTAATACAGGAAGGGGTTAACGAAGTAATGGCCCAGATCAAAGCCGATCAAGAGGCGGCACGTATAGCTAAGGAAAAAGCCAAATTGGAAAAAGAGCAGTCGAAAGTATCAAGAGAACTTGCTGCTACAGAAAAGATTAGAAAGAAAACTTCAGAAGATCTAAGTAGGGCTAAACTGGCTGAAGAACGAGCAACAATGGCAGCATCTAAGGCGGATAAATTACATGCTCAAAATGTGCAGTTGACTTCTGATCAGGTTGAAAACCTAATTTTAAAACTTGACACAGCAAATCTTTCTTACAAAGAGCAAGCTCGCATATTAAGTCAATTGAAGGATTATTCCAGAACTCAAGTTGGTGGTATAGATGCAGTTAACCCCAAAGTGCTTGAGAATATCCAGAAATTGGATAAACTATTGAAAGAGCAAGATGCTAAAATGGGGGTATATGGCCGAAATGTAGGTAACTATGCTTCTCATTGGGATGGATTAGGAAATGCAATCAACCGGTTAAGTCAAGAAATGCCTGCATTTGCAGTATCTATGCAGACAGGATTGCTTGCGATCAGCAATAACTTGCCTACTCTAGCTGATGAAATAGCCAGGATACGACGTGAGAATGTCGAATTAACAAAAAACGGTCAAAAAGCAGTGCCGGTATGGAGGCAGGTCGCTGGGAGTTTGGTTTCATGGCAAACATTGTTGTCTGTAGGTGTTACGCTGCTGACTGTATATGGAGATAAAATATTTGATTTTGCTGCTAATCTATTTAAAAGCAAGGATGCTTCAAAGGCTGCATCTGATGCATTGGAAGACCTTAATTCAACAAGTGGTAAGTTTTTCGATGAGTTGAAAAATTCAGCATCCACCTATGGACAGAATGTTGTTTCCATTAAGAAGCTACAGGATGAATGGAATAGTCTGGGAGATAATCTTGATAAGAAGAAGCAATTTATCATTGACAATGAGTCTGAGTTTAAAAAATTGGATGTTTCTATTTCTAATGTGAATGAGGCAGAGAATTTTTTAGTTAATAATACTGACGCATTTCTGAAGGCGTTTGAGCAAAGAGCGAAATATACAGCTGCATCAAAATTAGCAGCAGAGAAATATGCAGAAGCGTTAGAATTAGAAGCAGAAGCAGAGATAAGAAAAAATAATCCTACCTGGTTGGATAAGCTCAATACGACCAATCCTAATAAAACGATTATTGCAACAGCATCATCCATGTCTGCATTAAATGGACAATTGGTTCTTTATAATGACTCAACAATAACAGCAAAGGATAATGCAGAAAAAGCGGCAGAAGGAATAAGAGGGCAAGCTAAGGAGGCAAAAACGGCGGCTTCCATCTATATAAATGCGATGTCAGAAGCGCTAAAAGAAGAAAATAAAACACTTGAAGATGCCGGTATTGACAAATACTCGGATAAAGAAAAGGCAAAACGTGAGGAAGAACGAGCAAAACGTGAAGCTGAACGAAGAATGAAACTCGAAATGGAAGCCGAACGGACAATCCAGGAAGCCCGTATAAAATTAATGGATGAAGGCTATAAAAAAGAAGTTGCGACTCGTAATGCCCAATATCAAAAGGAAATAGATGATGTAAAGACAAAAGGAGTCCGTGTCAATGAGCAGATTGCCGCAATAGAGGCCATGAGAGACAAAGAATTGTCCGATTTTAGGGAAGAATACGAGGCCAAACGTGCAATGATTGATGCGCATAATCGAATTTCCTATGCTAAAAAGGGTAGTTTGCAAGAGCTTGATGCACGGCTGGACATTCTTGAACTCCAAAAAGAGGCGGAATTGAAAGAGGCAAAAAAGACAGAAGCAAGCAAATTGGCGATAGAGAATAAGTACTTAAAACTTATAGAAGATGCTTATATGGAATTTGGTAAAGTACAACTCTCCCGTCAGCAATCTCAAAACGAGTTAGAATTGTCAGATCAGCAGATTTTCTTGAACAAAGAATTATCTATGCTTGAACAGCAATATTCTAAAGGAATAATCAAGAAAGAAGCCTACGAAAAGAAGAAAGCAGATTTGCAATATCAATATGCAGTTCAAGCCCTGCAACAGGAAATTGATCTGCTAGAGAAGAGTTTGTACCTGTTTTCTGGAGACGAACGCTTGGAAATGGAGAAAAAAATAGCCCAATTAAGGGTCCAGCTATCAAAAGAAACCACTGATAAAATAAATGCAGATGCAGAAAAAGAACTAAAAGAAAGGCAAAAGGTAGAGGAAGCAAAAAAGAAGTTGATTCAAGAAGCTGTAAATGCCATAGCAGAAATAGGATCTTCTATGTTTGACCGTAGAATACAAGAAATAGAAGCTGAGATTGACGCTAATCAAGAGGCTTATGATAAGAAGGTTGAAGAAATTGATGCTTTGGCCGAAAAAGATGTTATTACAAAAGAGGAAGCAGAAGCCCGTAAGCGCGTAGCAGAGGAACAATCGTCTGCAAGAAACGCCGAACTTGAAAAGAAAAAGGCTGATTTGCAAACAAGACAGGCACGATTTCAGAAAACAATAGATATTGCTCAAACTATAGCATCCACTGCGCAAGCTATAATGACCGTATATAAACAACTTGGAATATTTGCAGGCCCTATGGCTGCGCTTGTTGCTGCAACGGGTGCTATTCAGCTTGCTACCATTATAGCCCAGCCTATCCCCAAATATGCAAAGGGTACTGATTATCATCCCGGAGGTTTGGCTATTGTTGGTGATGCCGGTAAACATGAAGCTGTTATATCTGGAGGTAAAGCGTACATTACTCCTGACACGCCGACATTGATGCCTATACCTAAAGGGGCAGAAGTTTTGCCAGACATTAACGATCCTGAGTTTTATTCCCGTTTTATGGATAACAGTTATTGGTTGACTCATAACAAAGCCGGGGAACGGGTGCAGATAGTGAACCACTTTAATGCAGAAGGCATTATTCAAGCAAGCAATAAGACGAACAACGACCTAAAAAAAGAGATTCGTTCTTTGGGCAGGATCATATCTAAAGGGCAACGTAGAACAGAATACAACTCGTATAAAAACTCAAAATTGAATTGATATGATACGTGTACAGTTATTAATAGGCGGAAAGAAATACGAAGCCACCAACGATTTAGTTAATTGGGAAGATGTTGAAATATCGATAAAGAGAAAAGACTTTGGGGGTGTATATAGGACGTTTGGCGATTCATTTGAGTTTGCCGGTGATTCTTATATGCTCTTGGAGAACGAGTTCTTGACAAACTATCTGAATGCTTCTGCTGTGATAGTCATTGGGGTATTGAATAATTCTTGGACATATAATGAGAAGATCCGGTGTAATCTTGATTTTTCTTCATATCAAAATAACGGCAACACTATATCCATAAAGGCTATAGATAACAGTGCGGAGGCTATAATCAATGCTAACAAGTCACAGGTGTATGATATCCCTGTTTCAAGTCTCAAGTCGGATGAGCTGTATTATGATCGCATGGAGCTGAACAACAAAGCGGATTTTGTTGTGATACCGACCGAAGAACAGACTGATGAAGGTATTTATAAAATAAGTTTGCCTTCCAATTTTATCTTAGGAGAATATAATTTTCCGGTTGGATATACTACAACTAATTTTCCCGTTAAAAACAAAATTGATGTTGGGGACGTTAATATAACAGCTCCAGACAATGCTAATTTTTATTCTGGGTATATGATTAAGGCGTTAACTCGCATAAGCATACAATATCGAATGAGTTTTGATGTATATGCTACAATTACAAATGGGAATGCAAGTAAATTGCGATTGGAAATCGCCAAATATGCAAGGGTGAAAGACGGAGACAAACCTACACCTGTAATAATAGATTCTATATCCATACCTTTTAAGAGTAAAATCAGCATAGATAAGGCATATGATGTTGACTTAAAGGAGGGGGATAGAATTATAATGTGGATAGGTCAGGGTGATAGTTATGCCCTTTGGGAGGGAGATGTTATAATGACGGTTTCGAATGTAAAAGAAATTAGCGTATCTTATAAAGGTAGAAACGAGCCTGTTAATTTCGATGTTTTCACCCCTAATAAATTACTCACCTCCATACTGTCCAATATGGGTCTTACCGATATGACCGGAGAAGTAAAGGAAGGTGATATTACGATACCATATATGATAGCAGCGGAAAGTATCAGAGATATCAAGAATGCAAAAGTCCATACCTCTTTCAGTAAATTTTCAGAATGGGCAAAAGCATGTCTTGGATATTACTACAAGATAGAAGGCAAGAAGGTTATATTTTGTCATTTGACTGAATTATATGATCCAGAGACGGTGAAAGAACTTGAGCATGTGAACGGGCTTGATATCTCAATTGACAACTCCTTGATACGCTCCGGGGTAGATGTGGGCTATGAGAAGAAAGATTATGATGAAATAAACGGTCGTGACGAATTTCATGTAAAGAACAGCTTTTCGACCGGTATTTCAATCAACGATAACATATACAAACTTATTAGCCCTTATCGTGCTGATTGTTATGGAATAGAGTTCTTGGCGCAAAAAAGAGATGAAGAAACAAAGGATGGTAGTTCGGATAATGATTTGTTTTTTGTTGATGCTGTTTCTGTTTTGGATCCTTCTACATCTTCGATAAAGTTAAAATTAAACAGGCAAGGAGATCGGCCTTCCGGAGTATTATTTCCTTCTTCGGTATTTAATATTGCATATTCTCCAAGAAGGATGTTGCTTGCAAATAAGGATATATTATCATCTTGTACAAGCAGACTTGAGTTTACTGCTTCTGAAGGGAATGCTGATGCGGTTTTATGGCGGGAAAGTGAAAAGTCCCCCGTTGTATTAGACAGTCGTTATTTTAGAGTTGAAACTCTTAAAGTTGAAACAATAGGGCTGTCGCCATTTCCTGTTTTATATGATGGTCTTATATCTTTTAATTATAACGGCAAAAAGTATACCGGTTATGTTTCCGATATAACAGAGTTTCTTGGTAAGAGACAGACAACGGAATATACTTTGATATGTAAAAATATCGATTAATGTTGTCTTTATTCTGAATAATTGCTACATTTGCAAGCATAGAGCCTAAGAGCCGTATACGTAGTTAACGCTGCGTATACGGCTCTTTTTGTTTGTATAAGCGTATGATAAAAATAAGCAGTGTATCTCCTTTGATATTTGACGTTGAAAGTACAGGCTTTGAACATTCGATCGATTATGTTCAGAAGTTTGAAAGGGAGGATATGCCTATCCTTATACAGATCGTAGATGTTCCAAACAAGACATTTACCATGTTACTTGTTGATTTATATAATGGGACTTCATATCAAATATCTCCACAAAAATACGAGATTAACGATTACAACACGTTGTATGAATTTACGATAAATCCTTCAAATAATGGGACCTATCAAGTCAGAATAACAAATGATCAGGGAGAGATATCTGTTAGTTTGCCTTTCTGTGTACATAGTTCATCATATACTCCATTTACAATGCAAATAGAATATACAAATGCAGATAATCAACAAGCATTTGGGGCTGTATTTGATATATCAGGGAATAAACGTGTATTTAAAACACGTGTAGAAGGAGGATTTAAATCTGATAGCCGGCAATTAGCTGTTGAAAGTGAACAATTCAGAACTCAAAAGCAAGAACCTATCAATCTATATTCTGTTCCCTATGAAAAAAGGACACTTACGATTGGTGATAATGAAGGTGTCCCTTTTGAAATGGCCCGGCTTTTAAACAATATCTTTTGCTTGTCTTCTGTGAAGATTGATGGAGTGTCTTATACCAGAAGTGAATCAAGCGTACCGGAACAACAGGCTATTGCCGAGAGATATCCACAGTTCAATTATACTTTAACGGTGGAATGCTCCGAAAATGTTTCTTACAATGGTTTTACCGAATATCCAGATGGATCTGGTATTGTTGGAGAAGTCAGTTTAAACGTTTCTAATGCTAAAGACGGTCAAGTTTTAGTCTTTGACGGAAACGAAGGAAGTTTTGTTAACCAATCACATCTTGATTCGCTATGAGTATAAAAAAGTTAACAAAACGAATATGGTACGGGTCAGATACTACGGTAGACAGTGAAGGGAAAACTGTTGCTGCTGCTCCCCCTATTGCCACCAATGACGGTTCTGAGGATTGGGATTTGAATGGTCTTGTAAGAGGTGAGTTATATCTCAATGATAATAAAGATGATCCTGCTTTGTTTTGTTTGGGTAGTGATAATTTACCCAAGCGAATAGGAGGTGGTACGGCTTCAGGAGGTGGAGGAATTGTAAATGTAGATGTAGACGTAAAAGAAGGAAGAGGCATTGATGTAAAAAAAGATTTGATTGGCGAAACTGTTATTTTCACGGTTTCGCATGAAAATACATCTTCAGCAGTTTCAACATCTAATTTTGACGATTTATTTGTCCAAAATATCGGTGTTGATGATTTTGGACATGTAACATCTGTAGAAAGTGCAAGGCTGGCGACTTATCTTGATGAGCGATATCTTCGCAAAGATATCGATGATACCGCCCACGGGAATATACTTTTTGACAAGAAGATCGGCTCTTCCATTTTCATAGATGGCTGGGAAGGTAAAGGCTGGGAGATCCAGAGTACAGGTGCTGCCATATTGGACTCGCTTCGTGTGAGGAGTGATATCTATGTGGGGGGGCGTATGGGTTCTCCTTCTTTTATATCTGGTTTCCCCGAAGGTACAGGATGGGATTTATCCCCTTATACGATAACTAATTCCGCAGGAGTAAAAGAAACCAGATATCGCCTTGAAATAGATGATATTGTAGCCAGAAAAAGTGCTCGTTTCTATGAGATGATCATATCTCAATTGAGAGGCGAGAATGATAATGTTATATTTTCCGGCCAAATGAAGGTTGCCTATTATGATTCGGCAGCCAGACGTCTTTATTTAGACACAGAACTTGGTATTTTATACAATCCTTTTAGGCCGGGTGACTTATTGGAAGTACAACGTTATAACGGAATACCCTCCTCTGACAATAACTATTATATTACGAAACAGTATGAACTTCAAGTAGAAGAAGTTGGTATTGGATCGCTTGCCGATGGAGAAGATAGATTGGATTGGATTACATTTAAAAATTTTGTTGGAAATCTGTCCCAAATCGCAGAAGGAGATGTTTTGACTCGTGTAGACTCCGCTACGGATTCAACAAGGAAAGGTATAGTCAAAATAACAACTATAGATGAACTTGGAACTCCTCATATAAGTGCCATATATGGCATGAAAACGAATCCAAACGATAGCCTTTTAGCTCGTTTGGGAAATTGTGCTGGCGTGAGGACAAAGAATGGCATACAATTGACCGAGCAAGTAGGTTTATATGCCCGTGGAGCTTTTTTTGAAAATTCAACTATTGTTTTACAAAACGGAGATACCATTGAGCAGACCTTTATTGCCATGAACGGCAAGTTTGAAAGCCTTATTGATAGTATCCGTAACGACATATCCGCAGAAGGTGGTAACATCCTTGTAAACTCTTCTTTCCGCCAGAATACAAACTATTGGACAGCCGCAAATAACGTTCACTTTATCAACGTAGGTGGAGAATATCTTTGGCTGGACGGTAGCTTCTATGTAGAAAAGGATCAAGTTGCCGATATTTATAATGACAACGGTCAAAACGTTCTGCGAATAAGGAACACGTATATCCTTCAGCAGAATGCTATAATGAATATCCCGGATCACACGGAAGAAGAAGAAAAAACGTATTCTTTCTCTTTGTTCTATAAGGTGCTCCGTCCCGGTTCTTGCGGTTTCGGTGTCCCGGGAACCGAGTTGTATCATGAAGAACAGCTACCGGAAAGCGACAGCTATCAAAAGCTGTCTAAGGTCGGGAAATGGAACGGGAAAGGTGATTTTGAACTGAGATTCACCGGTGAGATACTTATTTATGGTGTAGGGCTGTTTTCTGATGAGATTGCGGATGCTATTGTCAAGTTGCAGACACAGATCGACCAGACAGACGAATACATCAAGCTGTTGGCGACAAAAGATTATGTAGATAATGAGACAGGAGAAATCTATGTGCACTTTGACAGTCAGTTGCAGATTACCGCAGAACAGATGTCCGGTATATCTACAAAGGTGGATAATATCAACAATACGATAGAAAGTGCCGGGTGGATCACACAGGCGGATGCAGTTTCTCTGTTTGCATCGAAAAATGATTTAAAAACACTTGAAACATCGGTTGCAAACCTGTCCGTGGAGTATGATCAGATATCTTCGGCCGTAGGAACAAATACTCAAGGCATAAAAGATGCAGCAGATTTAGCAAATAAAGCTTTTGAATGCGGTTTGTATTCACAGGAACAATATTCCCAAACAAATGATCCTTGGCAATCTTGGCCATCAGGTCAGGAATTTAAACACGTAGGAGCATTGTGGTATAATCCGTCGACAAAAATAACAAAGCGGTATATCGGTGTAAACGGAACGCAGTCATGGGAAACGGTTAACGACAATGCTGTATCGGCTGCATCTTTTGTCTTGCAAAATAAAGATAAATGGCGGGTTGTCGTTGCTAATTTTGATGCCGACGGTAATCCTACGGAAGAATCCGGAATAATGACGACCGCTTATGGTAATAATTTATATGCCAGGAAAGATAATATTATATCATCTATAAATCAATCTCCTGAAAGTATTACACTTGAAGCATCCAAGATAAATCTTAAAGGTGCAACTCAAATTGGATCGTTTACCATAACTGAATATGGCTGGTTTAAATGCAATTCAAGTCCGGGAGAAGATGTTGGATATATAGATATGATAGGGGAGAATACTCGTATTGCTTTTGGGCGCAATTTAGCTCCTTCGTCGACTGGAGGTTCGTTTACTTGCACGGCTATTATAAAGAACCATAATAAGGCCAGTTTTGGTGGAACGACATATGGGCTTTCGGTATCTGCTTCTGGGGATGCTAGCACAGATGTTAAGCCTATTGCTGTAGATTGTGACGGAGGACTTCGTGTCAAAGGAAATTTCGGGATCATAGAGGATGTGTTTACTGGACCTAATATTGCTCCAAGCAATAGCAGTTTTTCATCGGCTAAGAATTTGCGAAATCAAAGGACTTATATATATCAACCTACATCAGATATAACAGTCAATCTGCCGAGTGATAGCGCAATAAAATCTGAATTTGGCTATTTTAATTCAGGACGTGCAGTTGTTGAGAACTCTGCCATTATTATCATTTTATTGGTGACAAAATGGGCTACAGGGAGAATATATGTTGCAGCTAAAGGAGGAACAAATAATAATATCATAAATGAAAATGGAGATACTATAAATGAAGCGTCTGGAAGCAATACTGGTTTCTGGATGGGTAAAGGTGATTCCGCTATTTTGATGTATTTCAATAAGAATTGGTATATAATAAATAGAAACTCATAAAAAAATAAATTAATATGAAACAAGTAAATTTCAAAGAGTTAAATGTAGAAGTTGGAATTGATCAGTACCAAAATCATGATCTTCGAAAGGAGATTGGGAACGCTCTGCACCGTGCATCGGAGAGTGTCCCAATGAGTGAATTGGCACGCAATATTTATTATTCAGAAGGGGATATCAAAATCCCTGATGAAGAATTTGACGAAATGATGAAACTCATCAAGCCGGGCTTCAAAAGATTTGTATTAGACAGCATTGTGCGTTCAGCAACAGAAGTCGAAACAGAAACTAAAGATAAGGAGGAATAAGTTATGGCACTCGAACAAGTATCATCAGTGGTCAAGAGCACATACCTGAACAATGTGGCAGGTTACGAAGTACAGTACAATATCACACAGGATGAAGGGGGAAACGTAAAGTCGGTAACGGGTACAGTCAAGAAGGCAGATGTTCGTTTCGGCTACATAATCATCAATGCAGACGGGACCAAGAATATATCATTTGACAAGTCTATACCGGATGCTGATAGCGAGGCTATATATACAGCGGCATTGGCGGATGCAAAATCAATTTTTGAACAGAGGAATAAAATAGATTAACACCTATGGCAGCAGGAGATATCATATTATCAGACGGGACAACGATCACGCCGGAAGACTTGCAGAAGATTGCGGCAGCGGTGGAGGATTTGATTGCGTCTACGGCGAAAGATCCGGGGCAGTACGAAGAGGTAAGTTCGCTTACCGGTGTGTCCTCTCTTCCCGCCTTTCAGGTATTGGGTAGCACATATAAGCTTGTACGTGTTGCTCTGTCTGTCTTGAAGGGGGTAGATGGACGTGAAGTATTCTTGCAGGTAAATCAGGATAAAACCTATATCCAATGGCGTTATACAGACGGTAATTGGCAGAATCTTGTTGCTTTGTCCGATCTGAAAGGTACTGCCGGTGATACTCCTGTTTTCCGTACCGGTAGCACAGGCATTGAATGGAAGTACACCAGTGAAGAAGATACAGCTTATCGTGTACTTGTCCCTTACGATGATTTGAAGTTGAAGTTTTCCGATCTGACATCGGAACAGAAAGACGAGCTGAAATTGCATTTTTCTGATCTGACAGAGACTGATAAGGCCGAACTTATGAAGCCGGCAACGGATGCGGCAAAAGAGGTTCGTGAACAGATGTCCCAAATTAAGGAGGAAGCTAATACTGCTATATCGAATGTAAACACCGCAAAAGTGAGCGCAGAGGCGGCAACCAAGGCTGCAAATGATGCCGCAGCTTTAGCAAATGCCGCAGCTGGTCAAGCAACTCAATCTGCCGAAAATGCTAATGCGGCTGTAGAGCGTGCGGATGATACCATAGCTTCTGCCGAGACTGCTACAAAATCGGCGACGGATGCAGCTTTGGCCGCAAACACGGCAAAAGAAAATGCAGACAAGGCGGCAAATACAGCCAAAGCTGCCGCTACTCTGGCCAATGAAAAGGCAGGACTGGCGGATACGGCAGCTTTGGCTGCTAATACGGCAAAGGAAGATACCATAGTCGCAACCGGCAAGGCCAACACAGCCGCCGACCGCGCCAATCGTGCAGCCGAAGCCGCCGAAGGAGTCATCAGTGGACTACAACCCGACTGGAACGTTACCGATCCTGTCAATAAGAACTACATCAAGAACAAACCGGAGATCCCGACGTTGGAGGCTATCCCGGACGAAAATACATTGAGCTATGTCAATACCGACGGTACAACCATCAATTTTCGTATCGGTGATGATGTGCGTGTAGCGGAAGATGGCGAATATGTATTCTACCGGCTTTATGATCTTGCCGGGGGAAAAGCCTCGTGGCAGGAATCCGGCAGCGGTACAGCCTTGCCCGGTAATGTTTATCTGACAGGAGCCAATTATTACAATGAATCAGTACGAACGATAAAACAAGGATATTTAAGCAATGAGTAAGAAAGGTGCATTTATTTATCAACAGATCGAACTGACGACGGCTGAATGGGCAATCAATACGACGGTCTATCCGGCATCGGTGTGGCTGTTCGAACGATTGGAGAATGGCAAGTTCAGCATGAAGCTATCCGACGGAGTGCATACGTTTGCAGATCTTCCAGCTGTTTTGCAGGACATGCAGGTCAGTGTCAAAACCAATAACGAAACGACATATATCCTCCAGATAACGACCGCAGCCGGAACATTCGACACACCGAACCTTAAAGGTGCAAAAGGTGATAAGGGAGGCAAGGGCGAAACAGGCGCAAAGGGTGAAACCGGAGCCAAAGGAGAACAGGGTTTGCAGGGTGTCCCCGGTCCTCAAGGCGAACGGGGCGAACAAGGTCCCCAAGGAGAAACAGGCGCACAGGGTCCGAAGGGCGAACGAGGCGAACAAGGTCCGCAGGGCTTGCAGGGCGAGAAAGGCGAAACGGGTCCACAGGGCGAACAGGGTCTGCAGGGCATACAGGGCGTTCCCGGCAAGGATGGGGCAATCACTGTAGATGCTCCGTCCGACACATCTGCGTATGGCAGGAAAGCCGGTGGATGGGTGAAAGTCGTTGAAGCTGTAACGGGAAAAGGTCTGTCAACCAATGACTACAGCAACGAAGAGAAAACAAAGGTATCCGATTCCTTGCGGCTCAAAGAGTATGTCGATGTTAGTTCTTTGTCATCGCTTCCCTCTTCGCCCTACAACCTGCGTTTTGCCTATTCGAGTACATCTGTGCAGGCGATCAACTTTGCGAATATAGGAAGCGTACCGGAGATGCAGGAGTTTTATCTGTCCATTAAGAACAACACCGGATCAACGATTAACCAACCGATCCCAAACGGTTCGGGCTGGCAATCGGAGGAAACAAGCGTTGAACTGCCAGCTGGTAAAGCCACAGGGGTATCGCTGAAAAAAGAACATAGGATAATTGTCGTGAGAGTATAATGAAAGGAGGTGAAAGATGAAGAGACGGGTGATGACGGGAAAAGATACCGAATCCGATTTTTCCAATCAGTGGAATGCTAAGTATTACTTTCCATTGAACGGTGATTCGTATGAATGTGTCAATGGGGTATTAGGCGAGCTAAAAAACAATGTACAATGGAAAGACGATAGCATTTTTACAGGAAATAAATCTGCGTATTTTATAAACGATTCTGGAATTAGGATACCGACAACGGGATATGTAAAGAAAAACGCATATAGTATTTCCCTGTGGGCTAAAAAGTATAACGAATCAGTAGACCGATACGGAGGAATTATAGTAAGCCGAATAAAAGACGGAGAAGGATATGGACTTGAAATGAGGTATAAGAACATTCAAAATATTAATGATGGAATTAATATTACAACCAATAAATTCAATGTTTGGTGTCATTATGTGGTAACTTACGATAATAACACGATGAGTGTTTACGAAAATGCTACACTTGTTAAGACAATAAATGATCCATTCTACGAAGGTTCTCACTTCTACATAGGTCTGGATGATATATTTTTCACATCAGTAACCGAACGATCATATAATGGACTTATATGTGAAGTCTCCATATTTGAACGCATATTATCCAGAAGTGAGATAAATCAATTATACAATGGCGGTAAAGGATTAAAATTAAATTGATTATGCTATACATCCAAAAAGAAATCCAATTCTGGGAGACCGACGCTCCCCTTCCTGACTCCTACAAGGTAGGCACAATGGAAGAAGAATATAACGACGGCGCATATCTCTTGTTAGACGCCGAACAGGAACAGTTCCACACCGACCATCCGGAGGCAAGTCCACTGGAATGTTGGCGGAAGGAACTCACTCCGGAACCCGAACCGGCACCGGAAGAAAAGCTCTGGCGTGCCCGTGATGCCAAACGGCAGGAAATCTACGACAAAGACATCCATCATTATTATATTGATGAACAGGACGCATATGTCTCGAACACCCTGCAAGTGAAGGATAAGTGTGGCCGGCAGGAAGAAGTCGAAGTAGGCGGTCATCTGTACGCCTCGAATATCTTAACGGTTGCTCTTGACGAAATAGCGGACTATTCGGAGCAGTGCGCCAAGGTGACAGACGGCTTGCTATCCCGTATCGATGCCGCCCAAACAGCCGAGGAGGTCGAAGCTATCATAGTAAAAGGCTATCCTGAAATGATCCATACAACAACGGCAGCCTTGCAAACTAAAGCAGATAAGGCAATCGCTAAATCCCCGGAAGCGCAGGCAGTGACCTTTGCCCGTGCGATGATGAACAGCGTGTCTCTCACAGCCAGCCAAGCGTTGGAGATGCAGGTCTTATTCCCCATTTGGGGCGAGAAAGATGCGGAGTTTGGCAAGGAAGTTGAAATAGGCTTCCGGCTTCGAGTAGTGGAAGGAGAAAGCGACACTTTGTTTGAAGTGATACAAAAGCACAAGCTGCAAGCCGATTGGAAACCGGGCATAGAAACTGCTTCACTGTATAAGATCGTTGAAGCTGAGCACGCAGGCACGCTTGATGATCCTATTCCATACGTGCAGGGTATGGCATTCGAGAAAGACAAATATTATGAACAATACGGTGTGATCTATCTCTGCATTCTGACAACCGTTACAGGTTATCCGAACGACTTGAAAGACTTGCCCACAATTGTACAGGAGGTAAAGCAATGAAACAGATTATGTTATTAAAAGTTAAACGGGGAGGGGGGGTAAAATGCTCTCTAAATAAAGAAGTTACGACCTCTTATCGTAAGAAAGGAGGGCGTAGATGAGACGGTCGATGATGGGACGGAAGAAGTTGCAGTTGTTCACCAAGAGGTTCTATCCTGCCGGGAATTATACCTGGATCGTACCTAAAGGATGTAGGGAGGTTGATGTGTTTCTTGTCGGAGGAGGGGGTGCAGGACATAATGGAAGCGGTGGAGGTGGCGGCTATACTAAAACCTTCAAAAAAGATACATCCGGATGGAGAGACGGTGATGCTATCTCTGTTGCACCGGGTCAGTCAATTCCGATAACAGTTGGGAAAGGAGGAATTGGAGGGTATTCTGAAGTTGCCCCCAACGGTGGATACTCTCAATTCTTAAATTCAAGTTATAGAGCTAATGGCGGAAATGGTGCGGGTAATGGTTCTCCAGGCGGAAGTAATGCCGGAGCATATACTGGTGGCAACGGCGGAAGTGGCGGAGCAGGAGATGATCCAGATACGGCTAAAGCGGGTTCTGATGGATCTAACGGAATCGGCAGCCGCAATGAAAATGGCTCTCTCTATCCAGCTGGTTCCCTATATGGCGGAGGAAAGGGTCAAAGGCATACAACCCGCGATTTTGGCGAACCTACTGGGAAACGAAATGCCGGAGGTGGTGGTTCAGACAGAAATATAAATGGGGGCATGGGTGGAGAATCCGATTACGACAAAGGATGCGGAACTGGAAATGGCAATAGAAAAAGTGGCGGTTACGGTGGTGGCGGTTGTGGTACTTACGGTAACGGCGGTGATGGCACTGTCCTGATCCGCTATTGGGCTTACGAAGAATAAAAACAAATATAAGTGATATGAGTAAATATATATACATACAAAAAGACGCAGCAAACATATATGTCACAATGCCGGAAGAACTCGATACTGTTAACTACGAGGTCGGCACGACATGGGAGGATTATGTTGCAGGAAAGTACGTTTTGCTGACAGAAGAACAGATTGCCTTTAAAGAGGCAAACAAAGGTGCATCTGTAGAAGAAATGTTCAATATGCAATTGACGCCTATTCCCGAACCGACACCGGAAGAAAAACTTCAAACTGCAAAAGACTTGAAGCGTCAGGAAGTCTACAACACCGACTACCGGCACTATTACATAGAGGACAACGATGTATATACATACGACCGTTTGTCTCTAAAAGACCAGTGTGCCCGAAAAGATACGGTTGAAGTAAACGGGAAATCGTATAAATCAGATCTGTTATTGGAAGCTCTCAATGAGAGGGCAGACTATAATGATATCTGTATAGGTCTATCAGAAAAGTTACTCTCTGATATTGAAGCTGCCGAGACAGTGGAAGATGTAGAAGCGATTGAGGTGACGGGGTATCCCGATGTAATCCATAGAACAACAGCCGAATTACAGGAAGCCGTAAACTACACAGAGTCGCACGATTCCGAGAGGCAGTTATCCCGTATCACCCGTAAATCCGTGTCTGCAATGTCGCTGACGGATGATGAAGCGATTAGTACCAAATACGCACATGCGGAATGGAAAGAATTTATTAACGGGAAGTTGGATACCGGCAACCGGGTAATTAACGATGACTGGTTATGGAAAGTCCGGCAACCGATAAATCCGGTTCTCGAAATATATCCTCCTTCGGTAGATACGGCTGCTCTTTATGAGCGCATGGACGAAAATCACAAAGGCACGGAATACGATCCCAAACTCTATGCGCCAGGCATGACGCTTGAACAGGAAAAGTATTACACGGAAATGGAAGACGGTGTAAGGAAGAAATATTACTGCTTTTATGGTACGATTAATCCGGTATATGCCCATTTGAAAGAATTGATTAACATAAATGTAAGATTGGTATGATAACTATTTTGACGATTATTTCAATGCTTGTTATCGCAGCTTATACGGCAGCAGTTTGTATAAAGGCGAAAGGTGTACCTTACTCCATAAGTGCAACCTATTACTACCTGGAGCATAAATTGTGGTTTATGGCAACAATGTGGCTGACTGCCGGTTTATTGATGCCTGCAATATTGGAGGTAAGTAAACCAAACACGGAATGGGTTGCATTTCTGTCCTGTGCTGGCATGTTCTTTGTTGGTTCAGCTCCCAATTTCAAAGATGATTATGAGAGCAAGATACATTCTGCTGGAGCAATCATCTGTATTGCCGGATCGCAACTTTGGGTGGCATTGAACCTCTGGCCAATGTTGTTAGTATGGCTTGCCTATGTAGGGTATACTGCATTAAACATTGCCAAAGAAAAAGAAGGCACATTCTGGTATAAGTTCTATCAAAGTAAGCCGATGTTTTGGATTGAGATTTCTTCATTGGTGGCTGTTTATCTCTGTGTATTAATTTGCATATAAAGATATGGAAGAAGAATTATTGACAACCCTTAGCCGCCTGTCGAACGTGATAGGCGGCTTTGTAACCGCCGTACTGATCCCCGTTGCCGGCTACTGGGGCTACCGGGAATATAACAAGCGCAAGGCGGCTGCTGAAGCTAAAAAGGCGGAAGCGGATAACATTACTCAGTATGCTGATGAATGGAAAGAATTATACGAGAAAAAGGAAGAAAGAGTGGGTGAACTGGATACTAAAATAGATACTTTGTATGCAAAAATAGAAGAATTGCGTCAGCGTATCCGTGAGCTAACTGAAAAGAATACGGAATTGATAATTAGGAATAGTGCTCTTGATTTTCGGAAATGTAATAAACATGGATGTTCAGATCGAGAGCCACCCAGTGAGTTTTAGACAAGTTTAATTTAGATAATGGAGTAATATATTATGACAGCAAGAGGACTTAGAAATAACAATCCTGGTAATATTCGGATTAATAACGACTTGTTCCAAGGAGAAGTAAGGCCCAGTGAGGATAAGTCGTTTAAGCAATTTACAACAATGGCTTACGGATACCGGGCTATGTTTAAAATATTGTCTAACTACTTCAAAAATTACAAGCTCGACACTATCCGTAAGCTGATTACCCGTTGGGCCCCACAGAAAGAAAACCATACGGAAGCCTATATCAAGGCCGTATCAGACTATGCCGGAATTCCGGCTGATGATCCAATCAATGTGAACGACCGTGAGCAGATGATCCGTATTGTGGCAGGTATGAGCCGTGTGGAGAATGGGGTAGAGGCTGATATGCCAGATGTGATTGACGGATGGAGCTTGTTATGATGGACGAAAGAGACAAAGACGAATTATTAGGTGGTTTGATCGGGTTATTGATAATAGCACTGATCTGTATGCTTACATCTTGCCGTACGCAAGTCCGTTATGTCCCGGTTGAAACGGTCAGAATTGATAGCGTGTTCTTTAACTCGGCCCGGATCGATAGCGTGCTTATACATGATTCGGTCTCTGTAATTCAAAGAGGCGATACCGTTGCCGAATATCGGTACAGGTACATCTATAAGTACAAGGACAGGGTAGACACGCTATATATAAACCGAACAGATACTATCCGAGTACCATACCCGGTTGAAATCGAAAAGAGGCTGACAGTCTGGCAACGGATGAAGATAGAAGTAGGCGGCTGGGCGATGGCGGCTGTCATTGTCATAATACTGATCGTTGTTGGCCGGATGGTTTACAAACTGAAGCAGTAGACTTTTGTTCATAGTCTCTTCCTATGGGGCTGGGAAGTAAAATAAAAGCCCCCCAACGTATCACGTTTAACTGCTACATAAAACTGATACACAAGCATAGACACTCGCACGTTGGGGACTTAATATCTTCAACATGAATGTCTATGCTTTTGTTGCATTATGTGCGATAAGTTTTATGTAGCAAAGGCAAAGATATAACTAAAATTCAAACATTATGTGTAAATCTGAAATCTTTGCCAAAATATTAAGAATTGTCTCTAAAGAGACAGAAGTATCAGAAGACCTGATACTGTCAAAGTGTAAACGAAGTGATATTGTTGATTCACGCGGTATCATGGTTGTTATACTATCTGAATATAAATTCAGTGAATCTCAAATATCGTCATTTACCGGATTTACGCAGCAATCGATCAACAAGTTGAAAAATATCTACCCTGACAGAATACGCAGAAATTATCTGCTAAAGGTTATAGTTAGGAATATACGTGAGTCGCTTGATATGCCATTAAGGTGTTTGTAAATTAAGATAACATATTTGTTATGAAGAAACATTGCATAGTTTTTATAGGAGGCTAATACAGAAAAGATAAGGGAACAAGTAAAAAAATCAGACAGTTTAACAACAACTTTACAACAATCCTACAACATTCTACCATTCAATACAATTACTGTTTTGCGGCATTTGCGATGCGGTTGATATTGACCGTAACTAAGATTTAAAATACAATGGAAAAAACTTATGTATTTAATCAAGACGGGGCAGGTGGAACGAGTAACGGCTTACTTGCATCAATCCTTCCGTCTTTGCAGAACAGGGGTATTGACACAGGTTACCTCATGGGATTAATGAACGGTGGAGGCGGTAACGGTGGTTTCTTCGGGAACAACGGCGGTTTTCAGGACATTATTGCGTTGATTGTGATTGCTGCCATCTTTGGCAACGGCAACTTCGGTTTTGGAGGAAACAACAATCAGGGTGCCAATGAAGGAAGAGACATGATTATGCAAATGCTTAATCGCAACGGTGTGGACATCGCATCACTTGCCCAGGCGTTGAATTTATCTTCAGACCAAATCCTTGCTGGTATTAACTCTGTATCTCAGGCAATATGCGGTTTAGGCAATCAGATGGGACAGAATACCAACAGTATCATTACTGCAATTATGCAGGGCAATCAATCTATCTCTGCTCAATTAGCCGATTGTTGCTGCAAAACGCAGACTGCGATTGAACGACAGGGGTATGAAAGTCGCTTAGCGAGTTGCGAAAACATGAATACGCTTACACGTACAATGGAAGGGAATACTCGTTCTTTGTCGGACGCTTACCGTGAAGGATTCCAGGCTATTGTAGCCAAGATGGATGCCGCAGAGGCACGCCGTCAGCAGGAAGCCCTTGCTGCAAGGGATGCAAGAATTGCAGTTTTGGAGGGGGAAATCTCTCAGCGTAATCAGAATGCGACAATCTTGAGCAACTTCGGTCAGCAGATCGCGCCGTTGGTAGCCGGCTTGCAGGCATTGCAAAGTGATGTAGACGGTATCAAGTGCAAGATGCCTCCAACGGTATCCGTTCCTTATCCACAGTTGCAGGTGTATAACCCGGAAACCTATCGTGCGGCCGCTTTCGGTGCTTATGCCGGTGACGCGGCTTATGGACGCGGCGGTTACGGATGTGGTTGCAATAACTACTGGGGTTGATCCGGGTAAGAAAGGAGGTAATTATGTGGCCTAACTTTTTTACAGGATTTCCTTTTCCGTTCCCTTCACTTGGCAGGGCAAACTTTAACACCTTGCCAACGGTGGCTGTGACGGTAGGGACGGAGAACGTGACATTAGAGCTTCCGAACCATGCGTTTCGTAACCGGGATTATGTAGGCGGTTTCTATGTCAATCTCCGTCAAGCTATCCCGGCTGGAACAACAGCAACACTGCCCATTCTGATAGGGACGAACGGGGACACGAGACCGTTGATGGCTTACGGCGATGTGCCTGTGCGAGTAGAGAACCTTGCCGGTCCGGGTATCTATGAGATCCATTACAACAAATACACGAACGAATTGTATCTTGTTAATGGTGGATATAGACCGACAACGACTCCGTCTCCTACAGCAGAAACGGCTTCTTTGCGAAGCAAGTAGTAATTAACATGGAGTTCTGTGGTTGTTGTAAAAATTGCAATAACCACACTCCTTTAAAATCAAACAATCATGTTTCAGAATCTTCGAGTAAATAATCAGTTGTATATTCTTCATAAGGAAGCCAAACATTTCATAGAGATTGGTTCTGTGGTAAGCGTTTCTGCACCCAAGCCTAAATATCCTATGCCCGCTCCCATGGGGCAGATACCTCAGATGGAGATGGTCGTAGATGTCGTGGCTAATATTAATGGTCAGAACACGACGTTTCAGAATCTTCCCTCCGGTAGTGATATAGCCGACTTTGGGCAAAACGGGAATCTTGTTGTCTCATGTTCCCGCGATGCGATGAATAATGAAATATCCATGATAAAACAAAAAAGATTGGATAGGGTTAACAGTCGGGACTATGACCTCAGCGTGATAGCATCCTGCGATGAGATGTTGACAATGATCAATCCTGAATTTGCAGAAAAGCAACGTCAAGAACAGGAAATCAACACCCTTAAGGCCCAGATGTCTGATATGAGCAAGAACATGTCTGAACTTATGGAGCTAAACAAGCAATTGATGCAACAGCTTGGAGTTAAGGAAACAACTAAAAAATAATAATTATGGGATCAAATAGAAAACTTGAAGAGCTTTTCAGAGAGTTCGATGCTTATGAAGACGAAGACTTGATGGAAGCGATAGAAGAAGCCTATAAACTTGGTTGCAAGGAAGGCAAGAGAAAAGCAATGGAAGGCGGTATGGGATTCCGAGACGATGACGATGACGACGACGATGAATTCCGCGATATGTGGAGACGCGGTGGAGAAGGTTTCGGTGAAAGGCGCGGCGTGAGAGGAACCGGACGGTATGCCGGGGAATACCGCAGACGCAGACGTTAAATCAGAAGGGGACATTGTGCCCCTTCTTAAAAAGTAAAGATATGAGATTAGATATGTACGATGATTTTCCTTCGGGGATGAAAGCTTATTTAAGCGCATATGGCTGGCATTTTTCTAAGGCTATGTGTGATTGGGCTATTTCTATGATGGAAAAAGAAGATGGAACTGGCAAGAAAATAAAGGTACAGCCCTGGACAAAAGAGCAGATCGACGAAATGCTTAAAAAATATAACGTCGATGTAAAGAAGAAAGGCGGCTATGACTATGTGTATGTTGCCAATATGTGCAAGGCTGATTTTCTTGGTTCCTCCGTTCCCCACGATCAATATGCTGCTTTATACGTGAAGAACGTTTGCGACGATCCGGATGCTTACGATGGTATTGTATTTACTCGTTTCTACGCTGATTGCATCGGTTCTGGAACGCCTATTATTTGGGATGAAATGATGTAAATATGATAAGAAGAGACCTATACATAAAGAAGTACGATTGGCAGGTGCATATATTTTATCGTGTCACCTGCTATTATACGGAAGAGATCATAGGTTTGTTGAAATCAATAGATTGTCCGAAAGACAAGGCAAGAGAGGCTTACAATAATTTGGTGTCATGCGAACTTGATACCGGTGTCACGTACTCCAATTACAAGCTACGGAAATCTGTAATGGTCATAAGCAAGACTTCGTCCCCGGAAGAGTTTTTTAACTCCCTAAAGCACGAATGCCGCCATTTGGAGGATCATATAGCTACGGCATTTAAAATGCCTATAGGAGGTGAAGAAGTGGCGTATTTGGCCGGTTATTTAGGTAGGATGTTGTACGAGGATGTGCAGTTGTTTATATGCGATTGCCGCAAACATAAACGGGAAAAGCTATGCGTAAAGCGAATAAAAAAGAAATAAGAAAATTAAAAAGGGAGTCAGCCAGACGCGAGATTGACCGCCTGGTTGACTCCCTTGACTTTGAGCCGGTCAACTTCAACGAGAAGGTGTGCCGGCTAAGGAGGCTGATGTGCCTGCTATGAGGCTATATCGGCAAGTAGACTATCAAGCAGATGTACTGTAATAGCCAAGTCAAGACTTGTTCAGGCATTAGTTTAGTCTCTTCTGCATAAAGTGTCCGATATTTTTTTTGAGAAGTTACAAGTTATCCTTTCAGAAATTCAGGATTATCAAAAACATTCCCAATAATACACCCTTGGCATATCTCTGAATCTAATAAATCGTACGGATTAACTCCATCTAAGGATATGCACCATCCTGTATGTTCGTATAAGTCAATTACTTTTGGAAACTTTCTTTTCTCTTCATGCTTCCATGTTGAGAATATAACGGAATAAATACGTCCGCTTGGTGCTTTTATCAAGTCTCCTTCGTAAATCTCCTTTTCATTTTTGTCTTTTAAGCCTGTGTACTGACCAATAGAGTCAGACATAACAAAATCCCATTTTGAAAAGAAAGGTGATGCAGAACCGTCATTAAATACACCTCTTTCTTCTATGATTATTGTACCTTGTTCTAAATTTACAGGAGTACCGTATTTCCACTTTTTGTAAGTAGTGCTTTTCCCTCTGAATTTTATTTCACGCATAATTAAGCTTCTATTAAAATATGTCCTTGCTTTCTTAATTGTTCGACGTATTTCATCATACCTTTTTCCGTAGAAAATGATTCATCGTCCCACCAAATGCCCAATCGTTTAACCTGCACTTGATACCACTGATCACCGAAGAAGTTTTCATATAGTCCGTATCTATATTTAGCCATTATCAGTCCTCCTAATTAGGTAATAAATCATCGATGTATGCCCAACGCAAAATCTTGTCGTAATGGCAAGCTTTTACCCATTCATATTCAGAACGCCAATCAATACAAATGCAGACATTTCCGTCTCCATCCATGTGTTCAACCAAACAATCCTTTCCCGGTTCAGCTATGTCACATGGTTTGTGCCACACCGAGTTGATGCGCCATTCTGCACCTTTCTCGAATGAATAGGCAAACAGTCCTCTTGTTTCCTCCGGATCATGATCCCAACCTATCATATTAGCATGTTGGGTTGCTGCTTTTTCAATATCATCTCTTTCCATTTTTTCTTTTGTTAAATTAATATTTTTCGTGAAATGAACTAAAATGGGGCGTTACAATTCCATTGGCAGAAGTAGTTATCACATACTCTTGCTATTTTAAAATACTGCGGAGACCGGCTAATAAAGATGTTCCACTTATTACATATAGTTATAATTCTACACTTTTTTATTATTCCCCCACCTATGGAATGGCATCTACTAATTGCTATTATCTTTCTCATAACCTATTTTAATTTTTCTTTTACACCTAATAAATAACCCGCACTGAAAACAAAGCCAATGCACACATATCACGAGCGAGTCTGCATCTTTAATCCTTTCTCGCTCCATGTACCACATTATTGCCGGAAGCAGAAAAAATACATCACTAATCTTACTGTAGCCGACAAAGCGTTTATCGTTGAAGTATAAATCACTCATAATTATTTAGTAATTTGTTACCACAAATCCTCTGAAGTTAACATACCACCTATAAGAGGCTGCTTTAATTGTCCTGTTTCTTTAACCAGCGCATAAGCTTCTTTTCTGGTTAAAAATCTATTCTTAGTAGTAAGAAATCCTTGTATCGCTTTACTGCTATCTGGCATTTTTAAAAGTGCTGCCTGTTGGAATATTCCGGGATGTCTCCACCCACATAGCACAATGCCAGTATCAATATTGTATGGCTGATACGAATAAGATTCTCCATCATCCACATGAATTGCTGCGCACATCACGTATTCTGTTTTCCCATCATTCATATGAGCTTCCAATCTCTTCTTGTCCATGACTCACATTTTTTTTAGTTTGTTTTTTGGTCACTCCAAACATTATAATCAGATTCAGGCAATTCAATAATATTCAAAATTACAATCTCAGCATTTTCACATTCAAGTGTAGATGCTATCTGCTCTATTGCTATCTGTCTGTTCAGGTAGCATCCATCCGCCACAAAAGCGGTTTGCCCAGAACCATGTACTTTGCCATTGCCAAAATTGTATGACACTATGAAATATCTTTTTCCGCTCATATTTTTTTAATTTTTATCTTCTTTCTTGATCTTAATCTTATCAATCATCCTTTGATATTTAGCGGCCACATAGTCACAGTGTATTGCCAAATTCCTGTCGCGCTCCTTTTCGAGGCGCTTTATTTCTTCTTCTATCCAATCTTTCATATTTCATCTTTTTTTTGTCATTTTTCGCATGATTCAAACGCTTTTTCAAATACTTCCGCCCTAAGCATATTGTTTGCTATGGCCTGAAAAGCGTTTGCAATTTCTGGCAACTCATTCAAATTCACATGTATCTCTTTGGGGGTAAGTACCTCTGTAAGTTCCCTTGCAAAGTGCAGCATCTTATCCATGGTGAGATACCGAAGGGGATTGTAAGCCAGTGGGGCATATTTGCTTATGGCGGTAAAGAAATCCCGGATGGTAATTTGGGATGTCTGGCATAACATGTCCACCGTAGAGCAAATGGAAAGAGCTTTATTCAAATCTTCATGGCATCCGGCATTATGCAATGCCTGGCTGACGGTAAATCCATAGCGATCTATATGAGGCTTGATATCATCCTCCATGCTCTGCGTAATGAGGGCCATGGCTTCCGCGTTTACACCTGCGGTTCTGCATATTCTCCTGTTGTATGCGGCCATTTGGCGGTCCATGCTGTTGACCAGCATTTTGACCTTTTGGCGATAAAGTCCGCATCCCTTGATGTGATCGGAAAGCTGCATCTCGAAGTTATACACTTGGTCATTGACGAATAGGACGATATATGTCAGACTCGTAACAAGACCGCCGGTGTCCTTGTCTATTTCATCCCAACTGTTGTATTGTTTCATGGCAGTAGCTTCGCTTCTGTGCATCTTATCCATCTGTAGCCGGAAAACGAGATGCTGTTCGTCCTCCGGTCTATGTCCGCAATAACTCTTACTTTTCCCTTGTACAAGACTTTTGATCCGATCTTGCATTGGGTCCTGAATACATTGATTTTCATGATTGGTTCATTTATTTGCGTTGTGAAATAAATATAAACTATGTAAACAAAAAGGCATTGCATAGCTCAAACACTTATATTTGCAATACGATTCAACAGAAGTTCTAACGCTTCCTTTCGGTGAACTGTAATTCGCCGTCCTCAGTCCGATCTCCTTGAGAAAAGACTTAAAAGCCCATTGTCCTGTAGCTTTGGGCTTTTTTTTGTCGCATTTTACAGGATGCGACTTGTAGCCCGTCTGTTACAGCAGTCGGGTAAAGCGGAAAGGAGGTGTGTTGAATGACTGTTGAATCGCAAGAAGGCAAGACGCGTATTTTCTGCCGCTATATCGTGAAAAACGGTAAAAGAATTTACCCTAAAACGTCGCGATATTTCTCTTTTTTGGTAGACGACAAGAAATAGTCCATCTTGTTTTCAAGGGATGTGCAGGCATCCCTTTTTGTTTACCTTCTGCTATCCCCTGTCACGGGAATGATATTAAACATTTCCTTCCTTCTGTCCCGGATAAAATCGCCATACAGGCGTTCTATTTCATCCCCGTCGGCATTGGTTGTGACAAAAGTTTTTAATCCGGTAGCCTGCCAATAGCTGTATCGGATGTGCAGTATATGCTGCATGACGTTCAGTTCCGTGCCGTAGTACTTGGTTGGAATAGGCTCTCTGCCAAGTTCGTCAAAACACATCGGTACCGGTCCGGATGATGACCATCCTGCGTTATCCAGATATCGGCTAAGATCACCTGTCAGCGAGTAATCCGTTGTCACCTGGCTGCATATATAAACCCTGAAGCCCATCCTAAGGCTCTTGAAATACTGGCTGAACACTTGCATCAATGTGCTTTTGCCCGTGCCTACAGGACCTTCCAGCCAGATGCCCTTTCTTCTGTCAAACCGCCCTTCTTGGAGGTGGAAGTACAGGAATAAGTCGTTCACCAAATCCCTGTTGCGTTCATCTATGCGGAATGTTCCCTTTGTCACCTGCCCGGCAACATGCAGGAACCACCGTTTGTACGGATCGAGATCGATCTTAAGGCTCTCCGTAGTGTTTTGGATTATCGGCATTTTTAATCGTGTTACTTTTATTGTCATAATTACCTGATATTACTTTCTCAAAGTTCGTCGGTTTGATAAGCCAATCGAAAGAAGCTCGCCAGCCTTTTTTGTTCTGCCCTTTCAAGAAATCGCTTTGATATGCCCTATGAATCATGTTGGCAAACGTCTTTTTGCCATAAGATTTTATACGTGCGTTAATCATCCCTTTACGGCTATCAGAAAGCGGAGTCCTGACCGTACCAAATACACCTTTTGTTTCCTCATTGAAGAATTTGACAAGTTCGGAGTAGTCGATATGTTCGGCGTGGGGCTGCGAAGTCCCACATACAAGAGATTCGTTAGAATCTCCTATATTATTTTCTTTCTTATCTTTATTAACTTTGTTTCCTTGCTGTTTCCAAGGTGTTTCCTTAGTGTTTCCTTGCTGTTTCTTTTCCGTTTCCTCTCGTATTATTTGCGAATTGTATTTATCGTAATTACAGATAGTTATAACGGTTTGTCCTGTTTCCTTTGGTGTTTCCTTTATTATCATTTTGTCCTGTATCAGTAGATCCAAGAATGAATTTACCTTCTTTGTAGACCACTGCCAACGACCAGCTAAAAACCGCAATGAAGCAAGAATCTGGCCCCTCTTAACCTCTATAAACCTATTGCCGATAAGTTGTTTCGTGTCTTCAAATCGTGCGCTCTGAATCAAATCAAGCCATGCTTCAAACCTCGAATATATGCGCTCTTCGCACCACAATTGGTGCTCAAATAGTCGCCTGCTAATAGGTATGTAATATTCCATAATCAAATCGCATAATCACAGTTTCGTTTGCTGTCGGCAACGAAACGCCTGTTGAAAAAACTACATAGAACCACTTTGGGATTCCCCATTGATACCTTGACCGGCTTCCCTCTCTTACATTTTGAGCAGGTATCCGGACGGATGGCCTGTCGTTCGTTCTTCTTTACCATATCTTTAGAATCTTACGTTTGTCAATTGTCTTCCTCTTGAAAACACAGCCCACTTTCCGTTACCCGTGTCTTTCAAATGCAAATCGGAAACTTCACCGAAACGGTTGATGTTACCGCATAAATCCACAAACCATGCGGCTTCCTTATCTTTATGAGGACGGATGCAACGACCTACAATCTGGTAATACATCGCAAGTGACATGGTAGGTCTGGCCATAACAACTGTGTCAAGTTCTGGGTAATCAAAGCCGGTAGTAAGTACACCAACATTGGCTACTACAGGTATTTCCCCGACCTTGAACATTTCGAGTATTCTTTCACGTTCCTTCTTTGGAGTATCACCGGAAACAATGACACATCCGGGTATGGACATCGTCAATCGTTCCGCTTCTTTCAAAAACCGGGTAAATACCAAAATACCCTTCCTCTTGCCTCCTGCTTTCGGATTCATCAGCCTTTGGACGATATGAACGATGTAACTATAAAAGTCTATCCGTTCATATTCCTTTTGGACTGACTTATCGGTATAGTCGGCTCCGGTAGTGTTTATCTTCAAATTGAGTTCGTTCCATCCGGTAGGATTCATCGGATAGTAGTTCACCTTTGAGAGATAGCCCATATCAAGCAAGGTCGATACCTGTACATGATAAATGACCTCTGAAAACACATGGGGCTTTGTCCGGGTTATGAATTTTAGCATAGAGCCGAAGTCACGGCTGGAACTCAAACGATATGGCGTTGCCGTTAATCCAAGAACCTTACACTTCACAGCATCGAAGAAATCCTTGTACATTCCCTCTATCGGATTCACAAGGTGACACTCGTCCACGATGATATTCTTGAAGTGGGCAAAAAGTTCCGGATGGCTTTTCACGCTACCGATGGTTGCGAATGTTATCCGGCTTATCTCTTTTGAATTGAAGGAGGCGGAATAAATGCTACAATCGAGAATCCCGTAAGAACAAAGTTTCTTGAAGTTCTGTTCGACAATTTCCTTGCTCGGCTGGAATACCAATGTATGACCGTCAAGTCTTGAAGCGATGTCAGCTATGATAAGGCTCTTTCCGCTTCCTGTAGGCAATACCATGATAGCATTTGTTTTCTTCGCCTTGTTATTGAAGAAAGAAACGGCAGCATCAGAGGCTTTCTGTTGGTAATCTCGTAATACATAACTCATAGCCCTTTCTCCTTTCGTAACTTCTTATTAAGTGCTTTGTAATACTTGATTAATTGTTCGTACTCAAAATCAGTCATTTTAGTAGTACCAGCAGCTTTCACTTTTAGTAAAGCAAATTTCTGTTGTCCGATTTTAGCAATTAGATTCACCCGATAGCCTTCCAAATGGTCGGCTTTGAACCTGTTGCAGTGCCGGCATTCGGCATGGCAATTATTCTCATCAAACCGTGTTGCCAAATGTGTACGACTGAAATAGTGCCCGCAGTCCGCTTGTGTAAACGGCTTTATCTGTCCGCACGAGATACATCTAAAATACCCGTTTGGCATTGCATCACGAAGCCGGATGAAAAGGGAAAACTCTTTGTCGAGCTTAGCTTTCAAATCCGGCTTCTTTTTCACTGTTACCCCCGCTTTATCAAACAGAGGTAAAGGCTTGTCTTTCTTCTTAGCCTTTGTTCGTTTTATGTAGTACGGCATATTATTCTTTTAGTTCAACTCCCAAGCATAATACTTTGTCAGACACACCTACATCATCAAATTCAAGTTCTGAATAACTTGTTTCGTATGGATAAGGATATATCTTACCGTACTTTTTATGCAACTTAATTATGTCTTCATCCGTCAATTTGCGTCTGATACGCATCTCGATTTCGTAGTCATCGGAAAGATTCTCAATAACCTTTCTAAGCTGACCTACTGTCTTAATTTTGTCTATTCTCATAATCTTTCCCAATTAAAAGCCCCGAAGCGTATTCTCCGGGGCACAACCATTATTTACTAACCCTTGCCATTTATGTGTGGCTCACATTTATGTGGAGATGGGGCGATTCGAACACCCAATTAAGGACTTATCCTTTTGCGCTACTTCTAAGGTTAATTACTCCTTATATCTCACGTACCGTACTTTCTACCATGTGCACCTCTCGAAAGTCAAAAGCACTCCACTGCGCACCCCCATTTTCGCCCGCCCCATCTTCACAGACCGGACAGGCAGGTTAACAAAGTTATTCCATATAAGCCATTGAAAACTCTTTCGGAATAAACCGCCCGACCGGGATAGGTTTAGCAGATTCAATGGCTGTATGGATTTCCCTCTTTCTGAACTCATGTCCCTTTTCTTTGGCTTGTTTCTCACATTCTTCCTCTTTGTTTTTGAGATAGTGGGTAATAAGCATCATCGCTCTGTCAACGTTGAAGGTGTTCACGACAAAAGTCTGAACTCTCTCGTCTTCATTCTCCCCATCCGTGAATGTGATTTTCGTCTCAATCTGATAGAATTTCTTTTCATTGGGCTTGGAATCTCCCTCTTCTTCATCTTCTTCCGTTACAGAATCGTTTAAAAGGAATGTATCTTTTAATTCTTCGAGGGTGGCATCATCTACCTTGCGTTCTTTCAAATTATCAGTAAGAATCACACAAGAATCGAACTCCTTGACCATTGTCAAGGTGAATCCGAACATATAGTTTAGTTCGATGTAATCTTTCAAGATACTACAAGAATTTTCCAATCCGGTGGCATACAGCAGGAACTTATGTTTCTTGTCCCCTATTTGTGCCTGTGCAAGATAGGGATATAAGAATTTGTTCTCGTTCTCGAATGCCAAGCGGTTCTGGTTGCTGACTTCCACTTCCTTAATGCCGTCAGCTTCCATACTGAAACGAATTTTCGCCAAAGTGTCTTGGTCTATCAGCGTGCCACGGTCAAAAAGAATTTCATTCCGTTCAATCGTTACTGTTTCACCGGTATCTTCATCAATGAAAGATTCCTCCCATGTTTTGAGGACACGTTTTGCAAGGTACATGTTGAGCATCTTCTTTGGGTCAGATGTCACATACCGGATTTCTGTTTTTCTTGTTTCTATCATAACTAAATAAATTCTTGATTTCTTTGTATTTCCTGCTGGGCGTATATCAGCATTTGATGTTCATTTGCAGCCGGCAGATAGATACCTGCCACTGATGCACTCCAATTACGGAAACGGTCAATACTCAGGGTCATTTCACCTGTTGTCAGTTCGGCAGAACTGCGTAAATAGGTTACTTCATCGCCTTTCTTGTTGACCGTCTTACGTTCAAACAAATCACGGTTGCAAGTCCTCTTATAAAAATCAATTTTTGCTTCATCGAGGCTGCAACCGTATTCACTACCGAAATACCCTAAAAGAAGATGCAAGTAGCTGTTTTGGGCAAGCGTGCGGTTAGGAAGCTTCTTTTTTACTTCCACAACGGCCCGCTCCTTGAACAGTTTATTTACATACTCCTTAAACTTGGGTATTTGGTATTCATTTTTCAAGTCGTATATCATCCATTTCCAAAGATTTTAGTATCGGTTATAAGTGCTCTGTTTTCTTCCAAGAACCGGATAAACTCCTCACAATGATTAGTAAGAATAGGAATATCACGTTCAGGATTGAAAACGTATGTTTCTGTATAGGTATCTACCACATAGCCGCCTTTGTTGAACTCTACAATGTTATACTCAAATGTCCGTACATCAGAACCGTTCTTCATTAAAGCGTATGGATATACTAAATGCTGGTGGTGATCTTTGAACTTTCCCACGGTATAACTACCGGTTGTTTTGATGTCGTGAACACTGGTAGGCATCAGTTCGTCAATCAGACCGTAAACCAATACATTGCCGTATGCAGTCGGAAGGATTGCCTCTACACGTTGCTGCGTCAACGCCCCTTTGTAGTAATTTGCGAACTCACGACAAAGGGATATAGGAAAGACAAATGAACGATTGTTATAAACGGCTTTCAAGGCTATAACCTTTTGCTCGCCATTCCCTATATCAGAATATATCTTTTCTACCTGCACCGTTTCAGATTTCCGGTTCTCAATCATACAGTCAATGACCTCATTAAAAGCCGTACCCTTGTCGGCAACTTCGCTGTCAAACGGTTTACGGTTAATACGGTCTATCAGTTCTTGGAACTGCTTCTGCTGAAACTCTTCTTCTGTACAAGGCGGATTCTCACTCCACCCATAATAACGCTCATATATGACATCGCTATTAAGGTAATTGAAGTAAGAATCCAATAATGTAGCATATATCTTATACTTAGGCTGCATCTGAATAAGTTTTAGTCTCTTTGTTAAAAATCAGTCCTAATTCTTTGGCTTTAGCTGCCAACATCATAGAAGCTTTCATCTTTGAACTGCCTACATGGTTGAAATCATCAATATGGGCGATAAAGTCATTCGCTGAAGCTGCATCAGCTACCAATTCCAGACAACCGGTTATATCAGCTAGCACCTTGTTGTATGCTTCCTGTTCTGCCTTTTTTGATTGCAACATGGTAAGATATGGAGCGATGATCCTAGTAGTGATAAAATCATTTTTGGCAGTCGGTCTACCCTGTGCATCTATAATGGTAGGAACTTCCATGACAGACGGCAGATTGCAAGTGTTCTTCCCGTCATTTCTGTTTGTCGGATCAAAGGTGATTGTTCTTTTTACCCGGCCATTTTCATTCCGCATTTCCATGTAACCCAACAAATCCAACTCTGTAACAATGGAGTTGTAGGACCTTTCCCTTAATGCCGGGACAAAAACCGTATCATCACCTTCTTTTCGCGTATCTCTATGGGCCACGAAAATGATATTCTTGTTTAAATCGGACAGACATCTTACAAACCATGAAAATTCCTGGTTGATACCACACCAATCCCTAATCTGTGGTTGTCTGGTTCCACATTTATAAGAAATGATGAAATCCATCATCTTGCCAATCGTATCGACCACGATAGATTGATAAGCGGACAAATTTTCATTCATCAGTTCTTTCATGTCATTCCATGAAGTCACTTGCACAATATCGACACCCTGCAAATGGGAATCATTCACTCTTTTAACCCCGTTGTCAAAATCCAGCAACAAAGGGGACGGGGCACTAAGCGCAACTGTTGTTTTACCAAATCCGGCTTGTCCGTAAAGCATCATCTTTACATTTGTCGGAATACTTAATTCTGTACTTTTTCTAATTAGTGACATGACCTTATGTTTTAAGATTCATACGTTTTGTTCATTTGCCGGGGCTTTCACCCGGCTGTCAAAATGTTAAAAATATATTGCCTGCCTCCAGCGGTAATTGTTCCCGGATAACCTATCAAAGTACACCGGGATGTTGTTTGAAATAATAAATAGAAACAAAATAACCGGTCTCTCACCGGACGCTGTCCTTTAACAGCGGAGTTGATTAATTAAACATTGATTATTAATACTCACCCTACCGTGCTCCTGCCTACCGGACCATTGCAAATGTCAAGGTCTACCACTTTCAAGATTTGCGGTTGCCGATCTGAGGCGAGGTTTACACCTCGGATGCTTATTCCTTTCGTGATTTGAGCTATTCCGACTCAGTTTTTTAATCTTGAATTGTTTCTATCGCTTTGAATATCTCATACATCACCTGTGGGACTATAGCGTTTCCGTACCCTTTGATTGATCCGGTACACCACGCTGTGAGAGAAATGGTAAGGCACACCACATCAAAGGGAAGCCCATCATTTCCTCGACAAACAGGGGATTGAGTCGGGAAGTTGGACCAAGTTCTCTCGCAATATAGGTTTGCAGGTTCGGTGAACCCGTTCCATGTTCGCATGGAGTCTTCCAGCTGTTCGCTGATAACAAGACAAAGGAGATGCTCATTGCTCCAGTCGGCATCGTGAAAACCATGATCTCGTGCAATTTTGTATGCCCGGTCGCGGAGTTCGTTTAAATTAATTGTACTCATATTGGTGATTACCTGTTTAATGTTGATACTCCCCCATTCCCTCTGATTCTGTTTTTCTTCTACCGACCGAACACCTCTTTGAATTTGTTGTCTAAAGCATTAAGTATTCTAACCCTTATTGTCGGATCACAACTTATATTATCAATCGAATAGATTCTAGCGAGAAGTTGTTCTCTTGAACCGCAGAAACATCCACAAGTATAAAAAGGGGCGATTTGGGGGTAATTGTGTTTATGCCACATATGATTAGTTCCTTTTACCGCCACATAGTTTTTAGTGACTACGAAATCGTAGGTTGTTTCTTTATAACCCGGTGTGTTAGGGTTCCCAGCAGCGTTACGGCGGACATCACTGTCGCTATCCTTAGCCAGTTCAGTTAACACTT